TGTTCCCTTGCTTGACGCATCCAGAGTTTTCTTTCTCTGTTCAAGACATTCCTCAGTACCGTGAGATAGCGGAAGAGCTAAATGCTATTAAAAAGTATAACAAAGATTGGCAGGTGCGTCTATCTAGTCACCCAGATCAATTTAATGTTCTTGCAAGCGAGAACCAGCCAGCAGTAGACAAGAGCATTGCAGAACTTAATCATCACGGTTGGGTTATGGATATGATGGGTTGCGAGCGTAGCTACTACAATCCTATCAACATTCATGTCAACAATACCAAGGGCGAGCTATCAGATATCGCTACTCGCTTTATGTCTAATCTTGCTAGGTGCAATGAGTCAGTCACCAGTCGTCTTGTTGTAGAAAATGAGGACAAGGGTTGTTGGACTGTCGCTAACTTAGTAGAACATTTTAATATTCCAGTTACATATGACAATTTACACGACAAGTGTAATCCGTCAATTGCTAATCCAAGTGCCTCAAACATGGCAGCGTGTGCGGTTACTTGGGGTAGCGTCAAGCCATTGTTTCATTACAGCGAGTCAATGCCAGACCAGAAGAATCCACGCAAACACGCAGACATGCCAACAAACTATCCCGCTACTGACCGATACGACTGGGACGTAGAACTCAAGTCCAAGGATGCAGCGATTCGTTCTTGTGGTGAGTTAAGTCTTTCTGTTAAGTTAGGGCTTGTAGCGGTGCGTGAGCAGGGTTGTTCTTGGAAAACTTTAGAAATTTGAGAAAGGAGTTGACAAATGAACTGGAAAGTTGAGATTGTAAAGGCGAAACATTGGATTGGTTACTGCCAAACAGCATATAACGATCCAATATCAGATGTTATAGTCCCTATGTATAATGAACCTTTATCGTGTAGAGCAATTTTAGAAATGGAAGAATTTTCACAAGGGGATGAGGGCGTAGTATTTCTTGATTCTAAGACTAATAAAATTGGTTTACTAATTAGGGGAGTTGACAAATGATTAAAGAATCAGAACAATCAGAGAAACTATTTGAGGCTATAAAAATACTGATGGAACTAGGTGAGAAAGATTTAGCGTTCCAGTTGCGAGTTGCTAACGACACCCATCTGCGATTGAAATGGAAAGACAGAACATAAGGAATTAAAAATGAAACAAATTAGAAAAGATATTAAAAAAGCAGAAGAAAATATTAACGTAATCCTGACTGGACTTAATGAGAAGTACGAAGATGTTAATTTTGATTTGGATTATGAGTCAACTTCTGTCAAGCAGAGCTTTGGATTTTCTGCTGGAACAACAACGCAACTCGGCAACGTAAAAATAACCGCCTCTATTAAGTAGGAGTTGACAAATGAGTGATCCAGAAACTTTTTACTACACTTTAATGGATGGTGTTGACCTGCATGATGAAATTAAAATTGGAGATTTTCTCTACGAAATAGTTGACATAAATTATGTGGATGCTATGATGACGGTCGAGAAGATAGACGATGAATACCTAAAGGGAGAGTAAAATGGAATATGTAATGCTAACCTTGAACGGTCAAGATGTAGAAAAAATACCTACATTTAAATGCGAGTCTGTTGTTAAGTTGGTTCAAGATACAGTGGACGAAAAAGCTCGCGAGATGGGACTTCCATACGGCGATTTAGTTTCAACCCGAAGAATAGAACAAGGTAGATCAAATGAAATTAAAAGTTAAAGTAGAACAAGATGAGTTCACCGCAAAGGTCGCACAGGCGTTCGACTTAGATTTTTCAGGTGAGATCACAACAGAGATTCCAGACTTTAATTTTCCACCATATGATTCTTACAACATTGGTTTGATTGTGGGAGCCAGCGGTAGCGGCAAAAGCACTCTCCTGAGAAAAGGTTTGTGGTATGATGGTCTGGTAGAACAACATCACAATAATCCTGTTAACTGGGAACCCAATAAAGCGATTGTATCTCACTTCGACAGTCCAGATGAATCTATTGAAAAGCTACATGCTTGTGGGCTTGCGTCAGTTCCTACTCTGTGTAAGCCTTACTATGTTCTAAGCAACGGAGAAAAGTATCGTGCAAAGTTCGCCCGACTACTGGAAGATGACTTGATTATGGATGAGTTTACCAGTGAGGTCAACCGCGAAACAGCTAAGAGTTTGTGTGTAAGTGTGAGTAAATACATCCGAAAGAAGAGCTTGAAAAACATCGTGCTTGCCTCCTGCCATAAAGATATAATTGATTGGCTACAACCTGACTGGGTTTTCGATTGTGATACTGGCGAACGATACGATAACGAACATGTCTTGGCTAATATGAACAGAGTTGCACGCATAACTATCGGAGCAGAGTAATGAAGAAACCCACCAGACTGGTTGATTTAAACGGGGAGGTTATAAACTCTCCACAGGGATACCATGAAGCATTAAATACATTGAGGGGTTTTGTTGACTCGATGGAAGAAAGTCAAGCGGACAGGGCAGACATGCAGGTAATAATTGCAGACCTATTTAACGAAGTGAGGTTTCACATGAAAATGTTAGGAAGGCGATAGACCAATGAAGTTTAACAAACCGCAATTAGATATTGAAGTTTTTGAGATTCCAAAAGAATACAAGCCTATGTTTTGGAATATCTTTAAGAAGCATCACTATCTTAACGGGGCGATCAACAAGGGTGCTAGGTGCTGGGTAGCGTACCTGTGGGGCGTTCCTGTGGCTTTTAATTCCGTCCTAGCAATGCCCTCTGGTAGCCTTAAACACGCATGGAGAGAGCATAGGCTTGTTGTGCTGTCCGATTATCAAGGTATGGGGATAGGCAACGCCATGAGCGAGTGCGTTGGGGAGATATTGCTCTCTGAGGGCAAGAGGTTCTTCTCAAAGACCGCGAATATTAAATTAGGTGAGTCTCGGAGTCAGCGAAAAACGTGGAGGCCGACAAGTAAAAATAAAAAAGCCAGAAAAGATCATGTCAAAAGCACCAGAAATAACTATAATAATATGGTGAACACAAAACTTAGCTTGAGAGTCTGCTACTCTCACGAATACATAGGGGACAACAATGAGTGATCAAGAGTTTCATGTTTCAAAAAGATTTTCAGACGACAAGAAAATGATTATGGTGGATATTGATGAGACTATATCTCGTTATGCAAGTGGTCTTCGCAGAACATACGATATGGCAAAGCCAATTCCAGAGGCTATTGAAGTTGTTAACGAGTTGTACGAACAGGGTCACTATATTATAATGTGGACTGCCAGAGGAAGTTCAGAAGAAAGCCGTCTAGCCGGTAGGTGCTATTATGATTTTACCTTGAAGCAATTAAAAAAGTGGGGCGTTAAGTTTAACGAGCTATCAACTGGAACCAGAGGTAACTATCTAAAGCCACCAGTTGACCTCGTAATCGACGACAAGGCTATCACTATGCAATCACTACTTGTAGCAAAGAAAGCCTTAAAATGAACGGAGGTCAAGGGTCAAACGCTAAAAACAACGGAACAAATTTCGAGAAAAGGGTGTCTGGCTTTTTGAACAATCAGGGTTATTCACTAGGTAAATTAACCTATGAAAGTCTTGATCACAATAAAAAAGAAAGACCAATTGATGTTTACGTTGAATGTCAGGATGTTGCAGTAGAATGTAAGCATTACAAAGCGTGGGGTTCTAAGGTTCAAAATTATTGTTGGGATATTTACAATGCGGCAAAGTGCGTGCCATGTGACAGGTATTACGCCGTATGGAAATACACTGATTCGACTGGAAAGACTGAAAAGTGTTTTGATAGAGCAGTTGAGATGGCAAAAGAAATGTCAAGATTACATAATAAAGAAATCAATGTCGTGACTTGGGATCAATTTCAAAGCATCGCATCTAACGGATTCCCAGATCGTAAAGTCAACTGGATAAGGAGACTTTTTAAATGAGTAGTAGATTCGACAATAGAAGTGTGCAAACTTTTAAAAAAGATATTTACTTTTCTACCATGATGGAAAAATATTTCTTTGATAAATGGATGAAGGTTGTGACCGCTAAAGGATATGTCAATGCTGATTCTTGGTCAGACAATGGTTGTGGCAACGATGGAGAGTTCATTGAGCAGGGGAATACTGCTGGGGCTGACTACAAAATAACACTAACCTGTGGCGAGGATATACCATTAGAAGTTAAATGGGTTCCAACTGCTGGAAAGTTTACCTTGAAAGAGGGCGATCTTAAAGCCTATGTCGAAGAAGGTGCGAGTATTCTGTTCATCTATAACAGTGTTAACTGTGGTACAAACATGAGAAAACCAAAGGACTATGATCTTGACAAGTATAAACAATTAGTGGAAAGCAAGAGTCAGCAAATTCGCTGGGGGGTAATGTGGGCAGATAGAGTAAAAAAACTTTATAATTCCTGCAAAGAAAATAATTTATTCCAACCGATAAGTTATATGGGTGGTAAAAGTGGGATTGTTTTAAAATCTAGAGAGTTTAGCAATTGGTTTATTGAGCATGATTGGTCAGAGGATAGTAAATAAATGAAAAACAAAGTAGAATTAATAGGTTTCTACGGTAGTGATGAGGTTATAGCTTGCAGTGCTTGGACATCGACCTCCCGAAACCTAACAGAAAAGAAAAGAGCGAGAATTGAAAAACTCATCAAGATGCTATGGGGCGAAGGACACGAAACGCCTTTCGAAAAAGGTTCTGTTCATTTTCTTGTTGACACTGATATTGCATCCCATATTCATCTTCTCAAGCACCGTATTAGTAGTCTTAATGCTGAGTCTGCTAGGTATAAAGAACTTAAAGAAGATAAGTATTACCTGCCGGAAGACTGGGGAGACACAATGGTAGGCAAATACAATACGACCTACAGTGCTGAAACCAGATTTAAAACATCAGAAAAACATAAGTGGGTAGACATACTTGCAGAGTACACAGATATTGGAAATAACCTGTATCATCAGTGCATAGAAGACCTAACCCCAGTAGTGGGACGTAAGCGAGCGAAAGAGTCAGCACGATTCTTCAAGACTTACAACTCGCAGATTCAAGCAGACATTATGTTTAATATGCGGAGCTTTGCTAACTTTATCAAGCTACGAAATAGCGAACACGCACAGGTTGAGATCAGAGAGATCGCACAGGACATGTGGGACTTAGTAGAAAACATAGAAGGTAGTCCATTTAAATTTACGCTTGAAGCATTTAAATTAACTGGAGAAACACAATGAGATTAGCACTAGCCATCTTCTTTGTTTTACTTTGTGTGCTAGATAACATATTTACATACGAAGTGACAAGATGGCCTATTTATCAAGAGGTCGCACCTCTGGCTATTTTGATGCTCTCAATACCTTACGGGCTTTGGATTCAGAAGTTTGTAGTTTGCTCATTGATGTATTGCTTCAGAGAAAAGATTAGCAGTCAGTTTCTAATAGTGCTTAGTGCGATTATGCTACTTATAGTTTGCAACAACGGATACTTATACTGTAAGGTAATATTTTAGGAGACGGCATGAGCAAGGGAGACAAAAACAGAACTAAAGATTACGATTCGTATCGAGAGACAATGGAGCGGATTAAACGCAACGAGGCCAAGAAGGAGAATAAAGATGAATAGGTGGACTTATTTAAGAATTTGGTGCAAGTCAATAATGATAGGAGTTGCAGGAGGTTTTATAGCTTATGCTGCTCTTACGTTATCTGCCCCTACTGCTGACAATGAAAGCAATAATGAGCAAGTTCTACCAGAAGTTTTTACCACACAAAGATATGGCACAGAAACTTATTGGCAGGACATAATTCAAAAAGAAATTGGTGGAGTCAAGGAGTACAGGCTGGATGACGGCACGCGAGTTGATCTACTATTCGTGGACAAAGCCTGTGAGATTGACTGGGCCACTAAATGGGCTGAAGGCATCGGTCAGTCGATTTATTACGGACTGAAAACAGATCGTCCTCCGCTAGTGATTCTTCTTGCAAAGAAAGATGGCTGGGAAAAGTACCGCGACCGAGTTGAATATTGTGATATTGAATGTTGGGTTTACGACACAAGAATAGAAGGGTGGGTTGACAATGATTAAGTTTCTAAACTGTGACTACAAGGCTGTTGTTGATTTTTTGTTGTGGGTTTTTATAGTAATGGCAATAATTTCAGCATCCGTATTGGTTACATTTTATTTTATTCCACCTGAAAATACAAATCAAAAAGACTACATGTTGCACACCATCACCCCAAATGGAGTTGAATTATATTTACGGATGGAAGAAGAAGATTATATAGAATTCTTAAAAGACAACCCCAAAATTAATATAACTAGACTAAAAATGGAGGATCAATGAACTACCTAGAGCATCTTGAGAGTAATATTGTGGGTTGGCATCAAGACAGAAATCTAATTGATGGCTCAACCGACAAAGATCAATATATGAAGCTAATTCAGGAAGCTGGAGAGCTATCAGATCACATATGTAAAGGACAGCCTATTGCTGACGATATTGGCGATATGATTGTCGTTTTAATCAATATTGCTGAAAGAAATGACCTAAGTTTACGGGAATGTATGGAAAAAGCATGGGAAGATATTAAGGATCGAAAGGGTAGGATGGTTGATGGAATTTTCGTAAAAGAAGATGATCTGAATAAGTAATTGTGTATACAATCGTATACATCTTTAACATTCGAGATTTAAAATGAACAAGAAAGACCTATTAATTATACTAAAAACGTGTTACAATGATCACTTAAACATAGAAGCAGCTTGGAATTGTTACTGTAATCTGCTTCAAGTTTGTTATGAGTCTGATCAAAAAACTATAAATTATTTACATACACTTGCTAAATCTAAAAAGCCAGAGCGTTTGAGTCTTAGGAACAGGATAGCGGAAAAGGGTTATGAACTTACCCCCAACGAACTAAACCAATACCTATTGATGCTCGCCCTAGCACTTGCAGAAATTAATCCTTTTAAAATTATTTAGGGCGACAAATGGGAAGACCTTGTATATGCTGTGAAAAGCCTTCGTCTAGTTCGTCTAGCTCGTCTTCTTCGTCTAGCTCTGAATCTGAGTCTCAATCTAGTTCTTCAAGTAGTGTTTCTGATTCTCGATCTAGCTCTTCTGTTTCTACTTCTAGTAATTGCCCTCATTGTGCTAGATGTTTGGTTCTTCAATTTACCCCAACGGGTAGTGGCGGTGCATCCATTCATGGGCTAGCGGAAATACATCAAGATTTTAATCCCACTAGCTCTGCCGTTCCTTACGTTTTAGATGAGAACGCAACAAATCAGGGGCATCTTGATAGGGGAACTACTCCAGTCAGTTGTTTTGGCAGCAATCTTTGGCTATTTGAAGAGCATGGAGATGGTTCGGCAGCAGGTACTAACTGGGCTGTAGGAAATCAAATAACTGGATGTGCTTGGGTAGGTAATGATCTCGCTCTAGATGGAACCGAGAAAGCCTTTTGGCATTTGTCTACTACCTGCGAGATTGTTTACGTTACAACAAGAGACCCTGCCACAGCAGTCGTTGTGCCAGAAAGCGATCCTTCTGCACTGTATATAGCAAGTAAAATAACCAATACGTGGACGCTGATTGTTTTTACAGCGGGTGACTGTTGCGGTGGTGCGTTTCCCCCTAAGCCGGACGACAGCACTGGTAGTGGTCGTCCGATCTCACTCTCTGGCTGCGGAAACGGAAGTGGTGTCGGAAACAACGGTACTTTTACTGCGACTGGCCTGCATATAGCTTGCAGCAGAGATGCCGTTTCGACTACAGACCCATTTGACACCAATAACCCTAACTATTTTCTGACTGTAACTGTATCAGCTTACGCTCAAAGTAGATGTAGAACAGACATGTCCAAGCAATGTTTAGTTGATGATTGGGTTTGTAATTATTATTTTGGGCCGAAAGACGGTGAGAGTTGGTGTCCACCGATTGGTTCTTATGGCGGTGGCGGTGGCGGCGGTGGCGGCGGTGGTGGAGGTGGAGGAGGCGGCGGTCTAGCACCTCGAATGATATACGGTTCTTGCGAAGAAATTCCGTGTGTTTACATAGGGGATGGAAGTGGTAACTGGCTTCCGTTCCAGACTTGCCCAAACATTGATGGTCAGGTGTGCGTATGTCAACCTCACCCAACTGAACCATCAGATTATGCAGGTCAAATGTATGTTACTAGCTGCGGGGCAGCATAATGAACAATATTGAATGTGAACATTTAAAAGATGGCATTTGTAGTGTTGCCTCAGAGGTGGCAGGAAGGCCAATACCTGCATTTGAACAGAATTGCAAGCTCTGTTTGGCGTGTGACACACCAAAGGAGTACAATCAATACAACAAGGCACTCGTTTCAATAAATAAATTAAAGTCTAGGGATGAGCAGCTTGTAACTGAAAATTACTTGATTGGGCAAGGAGTTGGAACAGAGCTTAAAAAACTTATACCTCAATTTCTTGACAGCGGAAGTTGTAGTTGTAGAGCTTATGCACTCAAAATGAACAGGTGGGGCATTGAAGGTTGCGAAGAAAGGTTTGACTCGATTGTGGATTACTTAGCGAATAAAGCCAAAGCAAAGAAGTTACTGTCGTGGGTTCCAGATTCAGCTACTAGAACCGTAGTATCTAAATTCGTGCAAAAGGCTATAGCAAAAGCAAAAAAAGAGAAAAAATCTTCTAAATTTAAATGGTTTACTGCGGTTACTACTGCACCAAGACCCAACCCAACAATTGACCAATGTGTAAATTCTTTGATAGTTGCTGGGTTTGACCCAGTGTTATTTGCTGAACCCGACAGTCACGAAGTTTCAAACGCCTTGACGATTAGAAATGAAGAAAAGAGAGGGGTTTGGCACAATTGGTTGTATTCTTGCAAGTATGCCCTTGATAATTCTGATGCGGATATTATAATGACTGTTCAAGATGACGCTTTGTTTCACCCAGATTCACTCACTTATGCTGAAAAAGTTCTTTGGCCTAGTGAGGATGCTGGGTTTGTATCGCTTTACACTCCCAAACATTACACCATAAAGAAGAACAAGGAGCTTAGACCAGTAGGTGTTAATAGAATATTTACTAGGTCTTTGTGGGGTTCCTGTGCTATGATATGGGACAGAAGAGTTTTGGAGGCCGTGATAAATACAGATAGAGCTAAAAACTGGATTGGGGTTCACCCTAAAAGCAACAAGGAAGAAATATTGCAAAGAAGAAGAGACAACCCCCACTTGATTAACAATAGCGATTACGCTATGGGGGATATAGTTAGAAGGCTTAAAAGAAGCATGTGGTACGTTGATCCGTCTCCAGTTTCTCATATATCCGAACATTCTACGATAAATCACGGTGGAAATAAAGGTAGAAGAAACTGCTGGCGTTGCTCAGATTGGTCTGAATCATTGGAAAGTCAAGCACCAATTAACTTTTCGCCTTGTGAAATTGTCATTTAATTACCTTTTTTTAAAAATTTGTGTATAAACCTTGAATTTTAAGTTGCAATTTCTAGATATTAGGTATATAATATTATTGTAAATCACAACTCGCGGACGTAAACTTTGACTGTGAAAAATGAGCGTTCAAGAGTTTTAAATACCCTACCAAGAATAACACAAGGCGTTTAACGCGGAATGTTTTTTTTGGTTCAGTTCAAGGGGCGTGTCAGATACTCGTGAGTCTGACTATTTTTAGCACAAGGGGTTGTATATGAAAAATTTTGAAACTACAAGTGACTCGCAGGCAATGCGTATTCAGTCAGCTTTACAGAAAAAATCCCAAAAATTCCTCAAGGACACAGAAGGCGAAGCCGATAATGTTTATATGAGAAACAAAGGCTTTAAGTTTAAAGAGTCTAATTTTTTTAATAGACTTATAAAGCTCGCTACAACAAAACTATTTTAATGTTTAACTACTTACTAAGGATTTAAAATGCGTAATTTGATGATTGTAATTTTGATTGGAGTTGCTATTACTTCAGGTTGCTCGTTATCTGCTTCGGTAGGAAAGTATGGGGTTGGAATGTCAGCCCATCCTATGAACTAAGCATCTAATTCTGTGAGGTAGCTCAGTTGGTAGAGCGGGAAACTGTTAATTTCTTGGTCACAGGTTCGAGTCCTGTTCTCACAGCTTTGACATTGAGAGTCTCTTAAATGGAAACAAGTAACCACAAGCCTTGCTTAATACTAAATCAAGACTGGAAGCCCTTGACAGTAGTTAACTGGAAAAGGGCGATCTGTTTAGGTATGATTGGTGATGGAGCAACTGGTTACGGAGTAAGGGTTGTCGAGTGGTATTTAGACGACCTAGTTAAAAGCTCTAGCGGTAATCATGTAAAAGTTCCTGCTGTTGCGGTTTCTAATAAGTACATAAAAAGAAAACGCAAGATTAAAATAAAAAAGAAAAGCGTAATGATTAGAGACGAAGGTAAGTGCCAGTATTGTCAAAAATTATTAGAACACAAAGAAGCCACTATAGATCATGTGATACCTAAATGTAGGTTTAAATCAAGAAAGCAAAGCCATAGCTGGGAAAATATTGTTATCTCTTGCAAGAGATGTAACTTCAAGAAGGGAAATAAAACCCCTTCCGAGGCAGACATGAAACTTATTAAAAGCCCAAAAGAACCTAACATGGCACATATTTACTCTAAAAGTCTAGTATCTAAGTCGATGCCCAAAGAGTGGAATCTATACGTAAAAGAGATATAATTGTAAATAAAATAAAAAACAGGTTGCCAAATATAGTTTTAGGTGCTATAATAATTGTAAGAATAAGCCGCTTTAGCTCAATTGGCAGAGCAGGGATTTTGTAAGTCTCAGGTTGTAGGTTCGACTCCCACAGGCGGCTCTCCCTTCGGGGATATTGTTGTAGACGTTATTGCAGAAGTTTGTGCAGGACGCGGGTTCGAATCCCGCCGTCTCCACTTGCCAAATCAAGGGGACGTAATGGAATCGACTGACAAAAAGAAACAATGACCGCAACAGAGAGTTGGTCTGATGGCTCTCTAAAAATCAGACTAAAATGTTATTTGCAAACGCAAGTTTCGCAATGGCAGCGTAGGCTGTCTGAGGTGCTATACCTTATCATCCAACATAGCCAGTTTTATGCAAACCGTTTCTGTAAAAAACGGACTTTTATGATTTCAAATTCCGTGTTGTATCGGAAATAATTTTTTTAAAATGGAGAGTTTAATGAAGAATCTTATTGTGTGTGCTGCGTTTTTTGTTGTTGCTATTGGCCTTTCTAATGTATCAATGGCAGAGTGCGACACTCCGGCACTTGATCGTCTAGCCTGCCTAAAAAACAAAGCCAGAGTTTCCCTGAAGGACACCGCACGAAACGTAATGTGTCATGTCCAAAAAGCTAAGAGTAGAACTGTCAAGGCTGTTAAATCTGCTAGATGCAATACCGTTGAAGCCGTTAAATCAATTCCATCTAAGTTGCGTGGGGGTGTTAAAAAGGCTATGCAGTCTAGGCCAAGAGTTATCGGCTGCTGTAAAGTCCCATCAGAAGTAACCGAATTTAATCGTATGCTTCATCAAGGTATTATTCTTCCTGTAGCGGTAATGCCAACGGTAAACGATGACTTTATTGTTCAGGATAACTAATCTTTTGAATGATCGCACCCTTTTCATCCCTTTCAATGGGATTGTCTAGTAGGTAGTCCTCAACGCAAAGCCAGTGTAAAAAGCTGGCGTTTGGGCTAAACATAATTGCCATCAAAGATTCTCTGAAAATTTTGATTTCTTTTGTTTCTATATCCTGCATTTCTATTGGTAGACCGCAATGCCTGCATGACCTAATAGGTTTAATCGTAAAAAGTAATACCAGAACTAACAAGCATGAGCTAGCAACAGAAATAATTCTTTTTTTATTAGTCATCATTTTCACCTGTATAAACAAGACATAAGATATATGTATCAAGTATACACATATAGTTTTAAAAATTTTTAATTTTAGGTTGACAAAAAAGATTATTCAACCTATAATATAGTAAGTTAAACGCGGTTGTGTGAGCGTATGTAATTCATGCAGATTTATTTAGTTTTAGGAGTTTAAGAATGTACAACAACAGAATTACAGTCAAGGGAAATCTTACAAGAGACCCAGTTTTCAAGGAGATTGGCGACGATCATCGCAGTCTAGCAGAAATGAGAATTGCAGTCACCGATAAGGTCTCAAAGACCAAAGACGAAACTTTGTTTATTGACGTAGACGCATGGGGCTACAATGCCGACTATGCAAAAAATTGTGAACTAAAAAAGGGAGATAAGGTTATTGTCGAAGGTAGATTGCGGTCAAGAGAATGGACTGACAAAAACGACTGCAAGAGAACTGCGTTTAGTATCTCTCCTGTCAGCCTTCATAAAACAGTGAAGCCTTTAAATCAGTCTAGTTCATCATCGAATTATGCTGCTACTACGAGTACTGGAGCAACTACGAGTGCTGGAGCAACTGAAAGTGGTGGAGATATTCCGTTTTAATTAACGAATTGTTAGAATAGGCGTTAAGGCTCTTGCAGAGAGTTGATGTATCACTGAGCTAGTTGCGATCAACACCGTTAGAGGAATCCCAGTGCGACAAGAGCCTTCGCTCGCCTTTTTATTGGAAAGATTATGAAAAAAATAACATTACTAGAACAAATTTTTGACATTGATGAGCATATATCTCGCTTACAATGGCGTTGTGAGAACACTATCAATAACAGCGAGCTAAAAAAGCTAAACAAGACAATCAAAGGTTTAAACAAAACCCGTCTAAAGTTATCTAAAAAATTGGTTAATAGTGGGAGCGAAAATGAGTAAATCACATAAGCAGATCAAGCACGCCCTGAAAAAGAAGAAGGAAAAAGATTCTAGGAACAAAACAAAGTCTCTAACTAGAAAGAAAGCCAGCCAAGAAAAAAGAAAGGCTGAGAGAGAAACTCACTTAATGGAAGAAGAAATTAGAAAGTTAACTGCTTCACTCTTAAAAGAAAACCAACAAGAACAAGAACAAGAAAATTAGGCTAAGATTATGAACGATACAGGATTTTACGATTCTTACTTTGCTATAATATTATTTTTGAGCTTTACCTCTCCGATATTTATTCACTTCCTCAACTGTTTTATTGGTTCTTCTTCGACGATTAAAGGATTATTCGTGGTGCATGAGAGTAAAAGTATCTCACATCAAGTGACTGAACCTTACGAGCCGATTGTCGTCAACTTTGTAAGCAAAATGCCACAACAGCCTAAGCGGAGAAGCAAGCCCGTTAAGCGGAGAAGCAAGCCCGTTGAGCGGAGAAGCAAGCCCGTTAAGCAGGTAATCAAGCCTGTTAAGCAGACAAGGCCAATCAAAAGCAAGAAAAGCCCTGAAAAAAGCCACACTTCTGTCAAAAGCAAAAAGTTAAAGACTGCCAAGGTTAATTCTTCCAAGCCCCAACCTGAAAAAAATCTAAACAAAAACAACGATTTAATCAAAGAGTCAATAAAATCCTTAAAAACATTGGGCTATAAGTCAGGGGAAGTCAAGAAAACTCTTCAAAATTTGTGTATATCTAATGAGTTTAAAAATTCTGAAAGTTTAATTGAAGCATTTTTCAAGTCGAGGTAGGTAAATTGAGCAAGTTTATATTGCAAGCTAACGAATCAATGTTGAAAAATATTGACAGACTGGGCTACAGAGAGGAAAAACCCCCAGAAGATACCGAATTCAGCGATTTGGTTTCGATAAAGCCATATGGGGTGCTTACTGAACCACCTAAAAACACTAGCGATGTTACCAAATCAGAGTTAAAGCTAGTCTCAGAGCTTACTCAGTCACTAACGGCGGCTGAGAAAAACCTAGTAATGCTAGTAGACAAAGACCCGAACCTGTTGTTCGTTGAACTTCTAGGTGCGGACATCCTTCCGTTGCCTGCTGCAAAGTTTAAAAAGTCTTGGAATATTTTAGAGCCTATTGTTATATCTCTGAAAAATAAATTCAATAGACCTAGACCCGAACAGTTAGTTTCGGCTTTCCCAAGGTTTTACAACGATATTACTATCAATGTAATTAAAACTAAAAGCCATCAAACCCCAGCTTATCCATCTGGGCACACAGCATATGCCACTTTAATGGCATCAATTCTATCAGATATTTACCCAGAACAATCATCTAAGTTTTACGAAATAGCCAATCTAGCTGGTCACGCTCGTGTTTTACAGGGGGTTCACTACCCCTCAGACAACGATGCTGCTATGGTTATCACTTCAGCTATATGGCAAGACATAAAGCACAAAATCTAAAGGAGCAACAATGCCACTTCCATCAAAAAAAGACGGAGAATCAAGGGAAAACTTTTTGTCTAGATGTATGTCTGACGAAAAGTCAATTCAAGAGTTTAAAGACAACTCCCAAAGAATGGCGGTCTGCATGTCCAAGGCGTTAGAAGGCTTGGAAACTCTAAGCTCTGCTGCTTTTGCCCATGACGTTATTCACGATGGCTACACAGAGGCGATCAACGAAGACAACTTTTACGTTCCGTCCGAAGAAGAGTATGAAGATTGGGGAGAAGAAACAGAAGAATGGGATATTTCTGTGGCAAAGCCGGGACTTTGGGAAAACATCAGACGAAAAAAGCAAAGAGAGGGCGACGATTATAAGCCTGCTAAGACAGTCAAAGAAGGCAGGCCAACTAAAGACCAATTGAAACGTGCCCAAAATCAAGAATATGATTCTGTTAAAGATTTCTTTGAGGCAGAAGCAAAGCCTAGTGATCCAAGAAGAACCCCCGCTCCAAAAAAAGACCAGAAAAAAGGCTCGAAAAAGAACAAGCCAGACAGTGCAAAAAATCCTAGCGGTAAAATCACCTTCAGTAAGAACACTACTGAAAGACTATCCAAAAAGGCAAAGGAACATAACGACAAGGACAAGGGATCAAAAGCGACTCTCGGTATGCTCAAAGCCGTATACCGTCGAGGTGCTGGAGCATTTTCAACAAGTCACGCCCCCAAGATGTCTAGAGATGGGTGGGCTATGGCTAGAGTAAACGCTTTCATTCATCTGCTTAGAACTGGCAGACCAAAGAACGCAGCTTATACGCAAGACAACGATCTTTTACCAAAGGGGCATCCTAGAAAATCTAAAGCTAAAATGTCAGACAAGCAGAAGAAAGCTCTAGACAAAAATAAAGATGGTAAAATTACTCAGGAAGACTTTGAGCTTTTACGTAAAGACAAGGCTGGGTACAAGTACAAAGACCTTAAAACCGGACAAATTTATGAATTTGAAAGGAAAGGTATTTACACAAAGGATGGCAGGAACTTGGTTCCCGTAAGAGCAGCAGAATATCAAGGTAGAAAAGTTAAACTAGGGAAACCGTTTCTAACACCAGATGGCCCGAAAAAACGATCTGTTTATGTTAAAAACGAAAAGGGTAACGTAGTAAAGGTTAACTTTGGCGATCCAAATATGAGAATCAAGAAGTCTGATCCAGCTAGGAGAAAGTCATTTAGAGCTAGGCATAAATGCGAAACTCCGGGGCCTAAATGGAAAGCCAGATATTGGTCGTGACGAGCTTGGTAATTGTGTCAGTTTGACACGCTAACGGATTTACAAAATAAAAAATAAGCAGGAATATAAAGATAAGGATACACGAAAAATGAAAAGAAGACAGTTTTTATCATCGCTATCTGGACTTGCTGCTTTAACTCAAACCCGTGGATCGCGTCATCACTTAAATCAACGTGGTTTGACGCTCCTCGAACTATTAGTCGTATTGGTGATTTTAATCGCGACCGCCCTCATATTCACCACGTTTAACAATATTGATATCACCTCGCCTTCTGGTGAGTCCAACAGCCCTGTCGAAATTGCTACGCAGGCTACGCTGAATACCGTTCGTGAAGCGATGGCGGGGGAAGACGGTGTTATTGAGTCACTGTCACACAAGACAAATGCTCTTCCAAGAGAAATCAACGATCTCCTCAAAGAGGATGCACCAGCCCACATGGAAGAAGCCGCCCCCGAACTTAAAAACTACGATCCGGTCAACAAAATTGGCTGGCATGGCCCCTATGTGCGTGCGACGGGGCGAAACGAAACTGGTGAACCAACAATCGTGGATGGTTGGGGAAATGAACTTGAGTTACAGGTCGATTTTGACCAAGACGGAATCATCAATCAAACAGAATCCAAATTCATTCGCGTGGTTTCAGCGGGGCCAAATGGGGAGATTGAAACTCCCGATGACATCGCGAACATGAAACCGGGAAAGAATGAAGTCAGTGAACTTACTCTTTCAGAGTGCGGTGACGATTTAGTCATGTTTCTTCGCTACCCTGACAATCGCAAGTAACACGGTAAAAGTAAAACAACAGCAAAAATATTCAGGATAAGGATACAAGAAAAATGAAAAGAAGACAGTTTTTATCATCACTAGCTGGGCTTGCCGCTTTAACGCAAACCCTCAAGGCTAACGAGAAGGAATTAAAGAAAAAGGGCAAATCGGCCATACTTCTCTGGATGGGAGGTGGCCCGTCAACGATGGACATATGGGACTTAAAACCAGACGCACCAACTGGTGGCCCATTCAAGCCCATAAGTACAACCGGAGATGTAGAAATTTGTGAGCATATGCCGCTAATGGCAAAGCAGATGCACAACATGGCTATTGTGCGAAGCATGAGTACCCGTGAAGCTGACCACATGCGGGGTCGTTACTACATGCACACAGGCTATGTGCCTAATCCAAATATGGTTCACCCAAGTTACGGAGCTATTCTTTCTAAAGAGCTAGAGAGAGAAGACCTTTTGATACCTCAGTTTGTGTCAGTTAATGGGCCAAGTGCTGGAGGTGGATTTTTAGGTGCTGAATATTCTCCGTTCGTGGTAAACAGCGATGGTAGAATTAGAAATCTAGACTTAAAAATAGATGATAGATTCCGTCAAAGGGCACAAGCCCTACATTTAATGGAAAACAACTTCATAAAAAACAATAGAGGGTCTCTCGCTAAAGAACATCAAAAGATACTGCGAAAAACATTTGATGTTTTGACCAGTAGTGAGATGGACGCAATGAAGGTGGACGTAGAGCCAGATTCCGTTAAGGAACGATACGGGGACAACAGCTTTGGCAAGGGATGTCTAATGGCTAGAAGGCTTGTTGAGGTTGGCGTTCCATTTATCGAGGTCGGGCTAAACGGCTGGGACAACCATCAGAATATTTTTCCAACATTAAAAGACACAAAGTTACCCATGCTAGACCAAGGCATGAGTGCGTTAATAGAAGACCTAGAGCAGCGAGGACTGCTTGACGACACGGCTATCATATGGATGGGAGAGTTTAGTAGAACACCACAAATCAACCAGAACGCCGGACGAGACCACTGGGCAAGAAGCTGGAGTGTGGTTGTGGGTGGGGCTGGTATGAATGGTGGTATATCTGTAGGTTCAACAAACGAAGACGGAACAAAAGTAGAAACAGAAAGCCACTCTTCGGAAGATGTAATGGTGTCGATTTGTAATGCTCTTGGCATTTCGTTGGAGACCACTTATACAAGCAACGGTGGGCGACCTATGAAGATAGCAAACTCAGGAAAAATTATAAAAGAGTTGTTTGTATAATGAAAAGGGTGTCAATTTAAATATAAAACTAAATATTTAAAATAAGTGTGTATAATCTTTTGGTGTGTTTTACAAAGAAAGGTTATATTATGTTTAGGCTATTTTTTCTGTTTTTAGGTTTTGTTTTATTTCCTCAGTTTTGCCAAGCTCAAAGTTGGGATATATCACCAGAAAAAGATTATCAAAAGGGAGTTGTTTTACTTCAAGGTGACGGACTCCAAGGCTCTGGTACAGTTGTAAAATTTATTGAGGATGCTGGGGAAAATTACATTGGTTTAATTCTTACTGCCAGCCATTGCGTTAAAGGTAAAAGTACTTTGTTTAATGTCTTTTTCTCAGGTGGAAAAAAATCTGAGGGAGGCATAGTTGCTTACAATTCTATGTACATGTTTGAAAACTATAATGATGTCGCGTTAATCGAGGCTCTTATACCTGACGAAATACCAGTAGTGGAAACTTGCAATATATCTGACGAGAAAGTAAAATGTGGCGAGCAAGTGGAAATGTGTGGATATGCAACGGGTTCCTTGCGTCACTGGAACGCTAAATACGCAGGCTCTTCAATCCCCCAAGACGGTCACGTTATTTTTTCTTGGGCTATACAGGGTGACTCAGGCGGGCCAATTCTTTACAAGGGTAAAATAATAGGCGTTATATGCTTTGGTACGGCTTTGGAAAGATTTAACGACAGGTATATAGTTGGGCCAATTCATGGAACTAACATAGACAGGGTTAGATTCTACATAGACAACTACGAGCGAAAGAAAATTACAAAAGAAGTATAATTGATGTGCTTTAAGCGACCCTTTGAGTTATAATACTATTAGCTTATAACAAAACAAACAAAGGGCACGCAATGATAAATTTTCAAGCTCCAATAAATAGCTTGGGGTATGGAGTAGCTGGATACAATATTTTTAAAAAGATTATAAAGATTCATCCATCCGCTGCTTTGTACCCTATTTCTACGCCAGAATTTACTGATGACGATATTGCAAAAGGGTTGGGAAATCGAGGAAGTACAAGTTTATTTCCATCTGTAAAAATGTGGCATCAGAACGATGTTCACGCCCACATAGGAAAAGGGGAGCATATTGGCTTTCCCATCTTCGAGCTAACAGAATTTAGCGATGAAGAAAAGTTGAGCATGTTGCATTGCGATAGGCTTTTTGTTTGCTCAAAATGGGCTAAAGAAGTTTTGATTGAAAACAATATTAAAAACCCAGAAGATATTCATGTAGTACCTTTGGGGGTAGATACTGAGATTTTCAAACCAGCACCTTCGAGAAATGACGATAAAACAGTATTTTTCAATTGCGGAAAATGGGAAACTCGAAAAGGTCACGATGTTTTACTTCGATGTTTTAACGCGGCTTTTGAGCCAAAAGACAACGTAGAGCTATGGATGATGTGCGACAATCCGTTTATTGGGAAAATGAACGATCAGTGGAAAAACCTTTATAAAAACTCCAGATTAGGCGAAAAGATAAAGTTTATTCCGAGACAAGAAACTCACGAAGATGTGTATAATATTATGCGTAGAGTAGATTGTGGCGTGTTCCCAGCAAGAGCAGAGGGTTGGAATTTAGAATTGCTAGAGATGATGGCTTGTGGGAAATCCGTTATTGCGACAAATTACTCTGCTCACACCGAGTTTTGCAGCCCCGCCAATTCGTTTTTGATAAATATGAATAAAAGAGAAAGGGCATATGATGGCGTGTTTTTTGATGGAAGTAAAGGTTATTGGGCTTCGTTTGAGCAGGAAGAAAAGGACGCACTAATAGAACACATGAGACTCAATCACTTTGAACGCCCCGCCAGTCAACACTCAAACACACAAGGTATAGAAACAGCAAATAAATTTACATGGGAAAATTCAGCAAAGGAGCTATTAAATGGACTTAAACTTTAAGTCACCTAGAAAGATTTTAAATCATTACAGGGGTGGTTTCATTGGGAGTGTTTGTGATCACGAAGACACAGCTAAACTTTTAGGTGAATTGCCAATGCCTGTTTTTGGTGCTGCCGCTCACGATCTTTTTGGTGCTGGTGAAGGCAAGCTCTCATTGCCATTTAAATCGCTTTTAAAGTTTGACCCTACATTCGGGCCAAGTGAGGCACAAACAACGGGAGACTGCGTGGCTCACGCTACACGCAACGCTATAGATGTTACACGGGCGGTTGAGATAGACATTGATGGTCAAAGAGAAGATTTTGTTGCTCGTGGAGCCACTGAAGCCATTTATCAGTCCAGACCTTGGAGCGAGCAAGGGATGACATGCTCTGGTGCTGCTAGATATGTCAGCGAGCAAGGGGGGATTTTGATTCGCAAGGATTATGGAATGGTAGACCTTTCTGTTTACAATTCAAAACTAGGGGCTAGAAAAATGATACCTCGCCAAATTTATGGTGACGAAGCTCAAAAACATCAAGTCAAGACTGTTTCTAATATTAGGACTGTTGAAGAGGCTAGAGATGCACTAGCAAATGGTTACGCTTTGGGCGTTTGTTCTGGTTACGGTTTTAGCTCTAAGCGAGACAAAAACGGAATTGCTGCTCGAAGCAAGGGCTGGAATCACGATATGGCATGGATAGCCTGTGATGATACGCGAGAACGCCTCAACGAAACTTTATTCCTTATTCAAAATAGTTGGGGCATATTTAACTTTGGGCCAAAAGTTCACGGACAGCCAGAAGGAAGTTTCTGGGTTCGCGAGAAAGATGCTCGCGGAATGTTATCTCAGGGTGGTGGATGGGTATTCTCAAACGTAGAAGGATTCCCAGCTAGAGAAATTGATTATACAATAGATGAGGTATTTTAATGAACACTTCGAAAAAATTAATGGTAGGGACTGGCTTGATTGCTTTTATGGTTTTTTATCAAGTAAAACCACAATTACCAAAAAATGTTATGTCAAATGACGAAATCAATGCTATTATAGTACAAGTGAATGAAGCATTTGATGAAGCGGAGTTACAGGTTTTAGGCGTTGAGCCAGAACCTAATATTCCAAAAGGTATAGACCCAGACCCAGCTAAATGTATTTGCGGTGGTACTGGCGAAATTATTCAGGGTGATGGTCACATTACTCAGTGTCCTTATCATGGGAAAAAAGAACAGGTAGTAGAGTCAGATTTAGAGTATTCCGAACCGAACGCTAAGATATATGTTTATCCAAAGCGTAGAGGTTTTTTAGAAAGATTGTTTTTTAATTAGGAGAAGTTATGAGTAAAGTAAAATCACTACTTACAAGTCGTCGTTTTTGGGCAGCAAGTGTTGGATTGGCGGCAGTTGTTGCATCCGATCTATTTGGAGTGACACTTGATCAAGACCAACTTATTGGCGTAGTAACGCTTGTTGTTACTTGGATCATTGGTGACACTATTCGTGAAACCAAGATAGAGGAAAATTAAGGAGTTAACCTATGGAATTTCTGTCAAGTTTAAGTTTAATCCAATGGGCGATTATAGGAATTGGTATCTATATGTTGCTTTCTGGCACTATGAATTTTTCTCAGCTATTAGAATGGTTCAAAAACCAATTCTCAAATAGTAATGATGTTGATTTGCCAGCTTCAAGCAATGAAGATATTGGAGGATATAGCTTAGTTCAATTAGTAGCTAAGTGGGATGACTTAATGAGTTCTTGCGATAAAGCGGGTTGCGTTGCTGCCTGCAAAGAATTAGAAAAAGTATTTCCTTTGTTAGCACCCACGAAAAAGGGGGGCATTGCAAATGAAGACTAAAGCTATAATTGGCTTGGCGTTGTTAGTCATAGGTTTATTTTGGTCTCAAATTCAGGAACGGATTCCTGATTTTACTATTCCTTCAAAGCCATCTATAGATATTATGGAGCCTTCTGAAGAAATAAAAGAAAAAGTCTCAAGCATATCGTCTGAAGTTGTCGATGATATGGATAGATTGAATTTAGCTGTTTTCAATAATGTTTTTTCTGAAAGGGTTCTAGACTACTCTGACGTGAAAGCACAGCAAATAAATGATATTTATACTGATTCTGCTAAGATTTTTTTTGGTCAGAGGCTAAAGGGTAAGTATAGTAATCTCGCTGACAACCTTACGGGGTTAATGTCTGATACATTAGGAGACGAAGATCATATTGTTACACCTGCGGAGTTGCAGGATTTAAGTTCAGATTTCCAAGGATTGTCTTGGTCTTTTTCAAAGTGAGGTGAATATGGTTGAAATTTTAAAAAACTTAATTCAAGCTAGGCTGGGAGGCATGGCATTTAAACTACAGGCTATTTTAAGCTCTCCCGAAGAAAACTCAGTGTCTAAACTTGATGATTTGCTGAGTGACTACGTTGTTGACGTGCAAAAGCTAAAGATGATAGATGAAATCATTAGAAGTTCGAATCAAGAGCCAGCAGTCAATGAAGAGTCAGAGTAATTAAAAGTCAAGAAAGAAATTGAATGAAATTAAAAATAACTTTTATTGTAGTACAGTGCGACAAAAGAACTAATATTTCAGACCCTAACCGATTTCGGGTATTGCTAGACGACAACATGAATTTTCCATCTAAGTATATATCCACGAAAGACGAGTTTGACACGCTCAAAGAGTTGTCGGATAAGTTTTTAAGGGTTGATTTCAATTGGCTTCCAAAAGAAATACGGGGGTTTAGAAAGTTACAGAAAGAATCTCTGGAGCTTAAAACTCCCGTATTTGAATTGGTATACTCCTCTTACATGCCTGTAATTCTAGGTTCAGAGAGGTCAGGTTATTTCTTCACAGAGCAAGAAATTGACAATGCAGGTATAGAGATTGAAGAGTTTTATCAAGAAGTTTTATCATCAAAATCAAGGGGTTTTTAAAATGGATAGATTTGAAGACATAGAAAAATACAAGCAGCAAGAGGAATCAGGCGAGTCTATGGACAATATTGAATCATTTATCCTTTTATTTGTTGACAAAGATGGAGAGATGGGTTATAATGCAGACTGGAGCAAGGGAATAGAGAACTTCGCTAGAATGTTTTTCTCAATGGCTTACTCCAATTTACTTGACGACATTCTAAACGATATGGAACAAGAGTGTGTAAAGACTGGTAAAGCAGAAGAATTTGAGCAAATTCTTTTAATTTTAACCAAACTACTTAGAGAGCGGAACGCTGGAACTGCTGAGAACGCAGGGGGCGTGGGTGACTCGGTTGTCGTTTCACCTTTAAGCGATCCGTACTTTCAATAATACTGGGGGGTTCAATGAATCACAAGAAAATAACGTGGAAAAGCTGGAATGTGATTGAGTCTGGGATTATAGAAAAAAATAGCAATTTCCTGTTTGAAATAACAAGACCGGAACAGGAGGAGCCTTTCGATCAAGAAGAAGGAAGGCATTTTGAGGAATTAAATAATGTGCCAATTCCGCTAATGGTTCAAACCCCAATAGGTGTATTCCCGCAAGATTCCTACTTTTTGCCAAGCAATAGATGGGATTGCTGGGTGGGTCTTACAAATTTTGATATTACATACAGCCTGCAAAGCAAGATAGAAGAAGTTGCTGGAGTGGAGCGATTAAAAGTTATTGGTAGATATACCTTTTTTATTGGTGTTGCAGAACTTTTTAACATTAGAGATGTTAGGCAGGAGATAGAAAAAGTTTCTTGTGTCTATACTGAAAGTGAAATATTGTCTGATAGCAACGTTAAGATTGCCGTCGAAGAAGTTAAGAATCAGGTTGCCGACAAGCCGTTTTGGTCTATATTTGTTGGGACTGATGGAAACATTGATTATTGCGTTTCAGATTCTATGGATTTGAGTTATTTGCGTGATGTTAATAAATTGGTAGTTAAAAAAGAATCTTTTGGTGGAATTGTATTAAGGAGCGAAAATGGTTGAAAAGAATAGAGTTGGAACTTGTTTTTTTGAAATGTACGGGGATGATTTTGAGTCTTATTATCGGGACAGTAGTATTCAAAGCCTTATGACTAAGGCATCTTCTTCTTACAGGAATAGCTTTACGAAGGATGAGTTGGAGTCTGTAAAGCTACAGTGGTTGTGGAACGCTATAAGAAAATTTGACAGCGAGAAATTTCCAAACACTAAATTTACGTCATACTTGTTTAATCAGGTAATTTACGGTTTAAAGATTGAGCTAAGAAAGCGGCAAAGGGATAAATTTAGGTCGATGGGAAGTTTTGATACTAGCGAAGGTAAGTTTAGTCAGGGAGCAGGAAAAAAAACAGAATCAGTCAATGGTCGTTATTTAACCTCAAGTGAGTCCCCAAGAATGGCTAAAGACTTCATCATGGACTTACCTTCAGATGTAAGGTTTATACTGGAGCAAAAATACCTTTACAATATGACAATGCAAGAAATTGGCGAAGCTAACGGCTACAGCAGGGAAACGGCTAGAAGAAGAATTAATTCAGCTATTAAATTTTGTAGAAAGTTGCAATAATTAAAAACTTTTGTGTATATAGGGTTGGACTTGGATTGCGTTTTTGGATGAATTGGAAATTTGTTTTATTTTGTAGGAGTATATATTATGGCAGTTCCTAGTTCAGCTTCGGCTTATCTAAGAAATACCACTGGTGGAGTCTTTGTTAAGGCTAATGAAGGTGGTACACTTCTCGGCAACCAAACCACAGGTTCGGTTATCACTAAGGCTTTAGGCTTGCAAGACAATGCTAAAGATTCCGCTTCCGGCAATCTACCTAAAGAACTAAATAATGGATCAGTTGGTAACGCAAAGGCTTTGGCTGGCGGTACTTTCGCGTTCCAAGCAGCAGGAAAGTATGTTGTTATGGCTTCAGCCACTTCTTTATCTGGCGTAGACACGAACAAGATGCTTATCACTGGTCAAGGTGGTCAGCTAGATGCTATCCATCAGTTTATGAACGACTTTGGTGCTAAGGTACAGACAAGACTCAGAGAAAATCATTACACTTTAACTGGTTTCTTTAGAAATGGAAACCCAACTAAGTCTAGATTGATCTGGTTGAATAACGCTGGTACAGCAGTCGAAAAACCGGGCACCAAAACTGGTCTCCTTCCTTGGAATCCTAATGCGGATAGTGCGGTCAGAAGGTCTGACGTTGCAGCTAATCCAACTAGAGCAATTCCGGGTAAGTTGGTAATGTTGGTTGACTTTGTTGATCTATCAATAGCAACTGGTGGAAACTTCTTCAACTACAAACCTATCACTGGAATGTAATCCTCATCCTCACTTACTCGCCTGCATTTGCGGGCGAGTTTCTTTTCTAATGTGGAGAAATGGTAATGAATGAGACATGGGAATTTATAGAATCAATCGCCCGATTGGTCGGCATGTTTGCAATACCATTGTTTAGTTGGGTTGTTTTCAATTTAATACAGCAAGGTAAACAGATAATAATACTGGAGCAGAAAGTGAACGATTCTTTAAATAATAGGATGACTTCTCTTGAGAAGACGGTTGGCGAAGTTGAAGAAAAAATCGACAGAATAGATAGTAACATTGTAGATTTTAAACTTCACTTTTCGGAGCTTAATTCGAACACGAGAAGGGTTGAAGACAAAATAGGGACTTTAATTAGCTCTATGGAAAACAAATAATCAGGCATTGCCTGTGGCTTGCTATTGCGGGCCGAAAGAGACCTGTTTTTAAAAACGGGTCTTTTTTTTACACATTTACAGATTGAGCTTGCCTTTTTGGGGTATAACAGTTATAATAACTATACATAGATATTAACATAAACTTATAAGGGATGAAGAATGAAAGTAACAAAGGTTGACGGAACATTCGAGGACTTTTCCGTTGAAAAAATCCATAAAGTGGTAGAGTGGGCAACGAACGATATTAAGGGTGTTTCTTTTTCTGACATCGAGATGAACGCAAATTTATCAATTTATGACAAGATTAAAACTTCTGAGATTCATAAAGTTCTAATAAAATCAGCCAACGATCTAATTTCAACATCCGCTCCTAACTATCAATATGTTGCTGCTAGACTTTTGAACATGCAGCTACGTAAAGAGGTTTGGGGTTCTGGACAAAACCCTCCTCACTTTGTTACTTTTTTACAGAACAACGTAGACAATGGTGTTTACGACAAAAAGTTAAATCCGAGTAAAAATGACTCTTCTGCCGAAGACGCTTGGTCGAAATCAGAGGTTGAAGAACTAGAGAAGTATATCGACCACTCTCGTGACGACCAATTCACCTACGCTGGGTTGCAACAAATGGTTGACAAGTACCTTGTTAAAAATAGAAGTACGGGCAAAATTTACGAAACGCCACAATTTGCCTATATGTGCATTGCTATGTGTTTGTTTGATAATGTGGAGGATGTAAAAAATGCTTACGATGTTTACTCAACTTTTAAAATTAATCTCCCTACGCCCGTTATGGCTGGTGTTAGAACTAGCATACGGCAGTTTGCTTCTTGCGTTCTGGTTGACGTTGATGACACTTTGGACTCTATTTTTAGCAGCGTACATGCTGTGGGGCGTTATACGGCACGTAGGGCGGGTATAGGCTTAAACATAGGAAGGGTAAGACCTTTGAATTCTCCCATTAGAGGGGGAGAGGTGATCCACACAGGGCTTATTCCTTATCTCAAGAACTTTGAGTCTGCTGTAAAATCAACCTCTCAGAATGGCATTAGGGGCGGCAGTGCCACGGTTCACGTACCCTTTTGGCATTACGAGATTGAAGATGTGCTGGTACTAAAGAACAACGCTGGAACGGACGACAATCGCGTTCGTAAGCTAGATTACAGTATTCAATTTTGTAAATTGTTTTACGATAGACTCATTAAGAATGAAAGTATCACTTTGTTTTCACCCCACGAAACAGAAGGTCTTTATGAGGCTTTCGGGAATAATGAAGAGTTTGAGAAACTTTATTTGAAATACGAAAACTCTAGGTCTATAAAATTCAAGAAGAAAATTCAAGCAAGTAAATTGGCATCTTCTTTCGCTAAAGAAAGACTAGAAACTGGCCGAATATACTCTATGAACATCGACTCTGCTAATGAACATGGATCGTGGAGTATACCTTGCTACATGAGTAATCTATGTCAAGAAATTATACATCCAACAAAACCAATCACATCAGTGGATGACGCTGAGGGGGAGATAGGTATATGTATTTTGTCGGCTTTAAACTTACTTGAGTTGACAGGCGATAAAGACTTTAAAACCGCGTGTGACGTTGCGGTTCGATCTTTAGATTCAATCATTGATTACCAAGATTATCCAGTTGCGGCTGGAGAAAACTTTACTGTAAACAGAAGGTCTTTGGGTGTTGGGATCACAAACTTGGCTGGATTTCTAGCGAAGAATAAAATGTTCTACGGAGAAGAAGACGCATTGAGTTTAGTGCATGAAACTATGGAAAAAATTCAATGGTACTTGATAGACGCTAGTTGTAGATTGGCAGAAGAAAAAGGTCAGTGTAGTCGATTTGAAGACACTAAATACGCTCAAGGCTTGCTGCCTATCGACTGGTACAAAAAAAGCGTAGACGAAATAGTGAAACCAAATCACAAAATGGATTGGGAAGAATTAAGAGGCAGAGTTAAAGAATTTGGGTTGAGGAACTCTACCCTATCTGCTATAATGCCATGTGAGTCCTCTAGCGTTATTCAAAACTCGACAAACGGTCAAGAGCCAGTTAGAAGTTTATTGATTTACAAAAAAGCTAAAAATGGAGTGCTAAAACAGTTGGTTCCAAACTATTATAATAGAAAGAACTTTTACACTTTAGCTTGGGACATGAAAGACAATAAGGCGGTTTTAGATACCGCCGCCGTTATTCAAAAGTTTGTGGATATGAGTATGAGCACAAATCTTTACTATAACTACGATCATTATGAAGATGGAAATATTCCGTTAAGTTTGTTGATTAAAGATCAGATTTACGGTTACAAGTATGGACTAAAGAATTTTTACTACTGTAATACCCCAGATGGTGACGGGGCAGAAGAAAAAGATATGGGCTGCGAGTCAGGAGCGTGTGCGATATGAATATCAAACAACAGCAAGATTATGTAGAGATTTTGAAGAAGATGCACAGAAAAGTCTTGCGAGTCTGTGGGGTCAATAGCCCACAGGAAAGTAGCCTGCGTAATGTGCTAACGGGCGAGGAAGTTAAGCTAGAAAAAATGCAAAGAGAGGACTCTTAGATGGTTACTTGGTGGCACTGTCCAGACTGCGGCAAGGTAACGGATGAGTACGAGAGTTCAAAATCAATCAAATGCCCAGAGTGTAGAGAGAAAGAAAAAGAGAAAGAAAAATGAAAACAATATTTAATACAAAAAACGTAGACCCTATGAGCCAACCATTATTTCTTGGTAAAGACCTTGGAGTGCAAAGGTACGACATTCTCAAGTATCCCGTCTTCAAAAAGTTGACAAAAAAACAAAAAGAAAACTTCTGGTCTCCCGAAGAAATCGAATTGAAAAAAGACAGGGCTGATTTTGCCACGTTGACAGACAACGAAAAGTTCATTTTTACTTCAAACCTGAAGTACCAAACTATGCTTGATAGTGTAATTTGTCGTGGGGTTCCCACCCTTTTGGACTACGTTACCAATTCCGAGCTTGAAGCATGTCTGATTACATGGATGTTTTTCGAGCAAATCCACAGTGAAAGCTATAGCTATATTATCCAAAACGTATATGCTGACAGCAGCGAGGTGTTTGGCGGTATCTACGAAGATAAAGAAATTATGAAAAGAGCCAATACAGCCATAGAAGATTACAATAATCTAATGGGTATGGCCTCTGGTAGCAATAAGGTAGCTGACGTTAAGAAGCAGATATATATGACTATTGTAAGTATCAATATACTAGAAGCTATTAGATTTTACGTTAGTTTTATCTGCTCTTTTGCGTTTGCCGAAAACAAAAAGATGGTAGGCAATGCGGATATTATCAAGCTAATCAAGAGAGATGAAGCCCTACATCTTACAAACACACAAGAAATACTGAAGATATTGCACTCCGAGGAATCAGAGGGTTTCGTCAAAACCGCCGAGCAATGTCAAGAAAATGCAATTAAAATGTTTGAAAGTGCAGCCAAAGAAGAAAAAGAGTGGGCAACTTATCTATTTAAAAATGGCTCAATTATAGGTTTAAATGAGCAAGTATTGCATCAATACATTGAATGGTTGTGTATGAGTAGAAGGAAAGCAATAGGATTACCTTATGAGAATGTTGGCAAAAACCCAATAGCTGGATGGACTCAAGCATGGATGAGCAGCGAAAGCGTTCAAGTAGCCCCGCAAGAGCATGAAATCACCAGTTATAAAATTGGAGCCAGTAAAAATGATATGGAAGATATGGATTTTGGTGGAATACTATAAGAATTGTTTCAGGAAGGATAAACATTAGGATTTAATTTGCCTATTTATTCGAGGTCTGACGTGTTTAGATTCTTACTTTTTTTCGCTTTTTGTTCATTGTTTACTTGTAATTTACAGGCTCAAAAGGTAAAATACTGGCTGGAGCCAAACGGTCATATGGCTGAAATATCTTCACAGGAAACTCATAGAAGAATTGATGAAGCTCTTGATGAAATGGAAGCAATTTGTGACATTGAGTTTATCAAGGTTAGCGACTCCAGAAAAGCTAAAATCCGTTATTATTTTCGCCCACAAAGCGAAATGGAGTATGGGGCTTTAGGCTTGGCTTACGCCAGTAAAAGATACATACTGTTAAATAGTACTAGAAAAATAGGGTTAAACACGGAGCGGGGTAACAGATTTGTGCAAAGTGTTACACAGCACGAAACACTACATATGTTTAGGTGGAAGCATAGCTTAGTGCCCGGAAGTATAATGCACGCTTATGACATACCTAAGTACTTTAATAAAACAGATGTGTATAATTTACAGAAAAGGTTTGGCAAACACAAAGATAGAATGAATAACTCTACAGGTCAACGAAAACCTCGTGACGGTAAACCTGACGTTCTGTTTATTCCTGCCACACTTAAATTAGCTGGAGATAAATTTAGAGAATTAGAAGCAGAACACCATGCTTTACATGAAGTTAGAGATAGGTTAATTGTCGAGAGAGACTCTTTAACAGACCTCGGAGATAGAGCAGAGAAACAATCTGAAGTATTAGACAACCTTTATGAAATAATAGAACAAAAAATTCCACTAGGGTTGGCTGCGACAGAATGGCATTTAATTAACAATTATTGGACTGGCACTTACGGATATATTAATACTTACAAGTAAAGGACAGCCGTGGAAAAAATACTTTACGTAGACTTGGATGGAGTTTTGGTTAACTTTATCGAAGGCTGGATGGATCATTATTCCATTCAAGACAGAAAGACGGTAACGAAGTGGAACTTTGGAGAAGATTATGGGCTAGACAGAAAAGACTTCTATAGGTCTATTACTTCATTACCTATAAGTTTCTGGAGTAACTTGACCCCAACGTCTTGGGCTTTTGATTTAATCGAGCGTTTAACCGAAGGTTTTGATTTTTTAAATGTTGAAAGAATTATGTTTTTGTCTCATTCTGTATCCGAAGACTGTCGAGTGGGTAAACAGTTGTGGGTTAACAAACATTTCCCTGAACTTGGCGATTCTTTGATTACCGTTTCTGACAGCAAGTTAAAAAGTAAGTTCGCCAACGTAAACTGTGCTCTAATTGACGACAAGTTTCAAAATTGCGTGGATTTTCATAAAGCTGGAGGAAAGTCCTTTCTGTTTGCCAGACCTTGGAATCGAGTTTTGCCTTGCGATACAGAAAATACAATTCATTTCTCTTTCAGTAAAATGGGCGAAGCTGTACTAGAACCTGTAAAATTTGCACAAAAAGTCAATTTAATTGATGCCATATTAAACGGAGAAATTAATGAATAATTGGTGGAGAGGTGGTCAAAAGCAAACACCAAAAAACGAGCCTGTATCTACGGGTTTTGTTGATAACTTCGTTGATGACATTCTTAATCGTTACGGTATCACAGAGGAAGCTGTTAAGGGTGTAACTGAAATCATCAACAGTGTTGTAAAAAATGTCTCAGTCAAAGAAATCGGAGATGAAACATTTATCACGATTCACATTAAAGATATACACTTCAAATTTAAGAAATAGAATTATGTTTAACGATATTAATAATAGAGTTTTTTACGCCTGTATGGGCGTTATCTTTAAAGGTAGAAATATTAACTTTGACAGCGACTCCCCAGTCGATGGAGAGTTTTTGACGGGCGTTCAAAATATTGGACTAGATGGAGACTTACCGTCTGTGTCACTTCCTGACATTGGTAGATTTCAAAGAAAGTTTCACTACTATTCCCCACAATCTTTCTCTGTCACTATAGACAGAGTTATTGATCAAAGCAGTAACTTCTTTTATCACGTTCTTGACACGAAATATCTAACGTATGAATCTTCTCACATTCTAGCACCTCACAACATAGGAATGACTGGAACGTCAGACGGTGACGATAAATCTTTAAGAAATTACGATATAACAATATTGGTAGGATCAGACCAATTCAAGCACTTAGGTTCTGGCTCAGGGGGTGATGCCGATAAGGTTTTGGCTGCAACTCTAAAACAATGCTTGGTAACATCTATAAATTATTCAATATCAGCAGACAGAGTAACCGAGTCAATAACTTTAACATCTAAAGAACTTGAATATAACGCATCTTATTCGCTTGAAGACTTTGTTGACGATGCTAACCTACCTCAAAGTGCTAATATACTAAAGAGGGAGGACTTTGACTTACTGAATACCTCTAGAGATTCTGTACTTCCCTACGAAGTCGAGCAAATGTTTAACGCAAAAAATAGTGCAGGTCAAGAGTCCGCTGAAAGAAACCAAAGGATACTAGGTTTGCAATCTATAGACATTCAAGCAACTATTGACTATTCGAATTTGTATGACTCCGACTTTGATTACAAAGACGGGGATTCAAACACTGTTTACAAAAAGTACAGAAATATATGGACTAGCGTTGTTTTACCTGTTCAGGTAACGTGCTCGTTCACAGGCAACGCTCGACAACTTTATCCATTCTCGATACTAAATAATGATATAAGATTTTCCCAAGCTGAGGGAGACGGAACAAGGGTTGCCACAGATTGGAATAAAGTCGATAGAGAAATTAGACTTGTCGCCAAAAAGTTTCCATCACCTCCAAGTACTCAACACTTTATTTGGGATTTGGGCAAAAGCAACTACCTGACTGCAATATCGCAATCAGGAGGCGATACAGACGGAGGCTTGGTAGAATACACTTTGTCTTATCAAAATGATGCTAGTGATTTCGTGCCAGTCAAGGATACTCAAGTGAGGGATTTTGATAAACCAACATCACCATTTTAACGGAGACTGAAATTGTCTAAACGAAAACATAAACAACGTAAACAAAACATTAGACCACAAAGGAAAAAACTACAACCCAAAAGCGAAAACCAGTCAGATTATATTGAGTCAATGATAGAATGTGATGTTACATTTTGCTCTGGGCCAGCAGGGTCAGGCAAAACAGCTTGCTCCGTGGGGCTTGCTTGTGACTGGTTGCTGAATAACAAGATAAATAACGTGGTTGTTGCTAGACCCGCAATTGAAGCGGGGAGAGGACTGGGGCATCTTCCGGGAGGACTAAACGAAAAAGTCCACCCCTACATGATTCCAGTGCTAGAAGAAATGAAAAAGTATTTAGGTTTAGATACTTACAATTCTATGAGAGCAACAAAAACAATTGAGATTTGCCCACTAGAATTTATGAGGGGACGCACGTTCGATGACTCCTTTACAATTTTGGACGAGGCACAAAATGCTACTTACGAACAGATCATTATGTTTATTACGCGACTGGGTATGCACTCTACTGCGGTTATCAATGGAGACCCAGACCAAACAGACCTTAAAGGTCGAGAAGCTGGTGCGTTTTACCAATTGATGGACGAACTAGAAGACTTAGAGGGCGTAGGCATTTGTGAGCTTGAGGCTTGCGATATTGTTAGAAATCCTATCATTGGCAGAATTATGGCAAGGACAGGTGGAAGAGGTTAGTGACGATAAATGGGTAGGCTTCTTGCGTTTTGTGGGAAGCCGCCCCTATTCATCGGGTTGATACGGTCAATAAAAGGAGCGAGCTTTATGTTAAACTTCATTAGATGGATCAAAAGGCTTTTTGCGAAAATAAAACCCTTAAATGACAAAGCTCTAGCTAGAATAGAGTTTGTTAAAAAACAGAAAGATTTGCGTAAAAGGTTGTCTGAATAATAAATTTGAATTAATTGTGCTAAACATACGTCTTTGATATATAATACAATAGCTACATTTGATTAGGTGACAACTCTTGTTGCCAAACTTTAAACTACGGAGTAAATATGCCACTTTATGATTTTGAATGTGAGCCTTGTGCTTTTTACACGGAGATAAGGCAGGGTATTAACGACCCCGCAATACTAGAATGTCCCCACTGCAATAAGCCCACACTTAAAAAAGTTTTTATTACAGCACCGTATATAGCTGTTAGAGGCGAGCCAGAAACAGTAAAACATCTAGCTGAAAGAAACACCCAGAACATGGGGACTTATGAACTTCAAAGCAAGATGAAGGAAGACAAGATCGAGGAAAGAAACGCAAAAAAAGAAAAGGTTAAACTAAATAATAAAATAAATAGCATGACACCTCAAGAAAAAATAAAATGGATTGAAAATGGATAGTAAGACTAATTGTAGAGACCATCCCCATCACGCTACTATAACTTTCAAAGTAGACATAAGAAAAATAAACGAAGATGGAACTTTAGATTATATGCCTATGGGGAATAAGTTACTTAGGAAGTACGGAATGTCGGAAAAGGCTCAGTTATTGATTAGCGGAATTGATGAAGCCGACTGCATAAACAAAGTAAAAGAAAGGCTAGATAGATTAAATGGATGAAAACACTTTTGATGGTCAAGAATATCAAAAACAAAACAAGCAGATGTACGCTCACTATATTGAGCTTGACAGCAAAAACAAGTCTGCTTCTTGGGATGTTGTTTTTTCAATGAACGACTACTCAATGAAGTCAATACTGAAAAAAACTTCAAGGACAACTTTCGCTATTAGCTCTTGGTTGAAGGACGACGAGGGTAATAAAGGTAGCGAAAAGTACTGGGTTCTTTTTGGGGGTTCCGGCTTGGTAGACCCTTTTAACATGAGTCCCAGTGCAAGAGACCAAAGGCTAAAAACCTTAAAATTTAGAAAGGTTGACGAAAACACTTTCAGTAATTTCTCTAAATACCTTGAAACTAGAAACACTTTATATTTTACTAAAGCAAGAAGAACAGCAATGGAGTCAGCATGAAAAATAAAAAACTGAAAAAAATTAAAAAAGGGCCACTGTCTAATTCTGAAAAGTCAGATATCTTAAACTGCATGAGCAAAGAAGAAGATATTTCGGCTATCGCAACACGGCTAAATCGTTCACCGGACATCATTAAAAAGTTTGTTGACGCGAACTCTGTAGCCAAAGATAAGTTTACCGTGACCGAAACAGATGAAGCAGACACAGCAGAACCCCAAGAAGAAACTGCTACTAGAACTAGAACTTCTGAGTTATTTGCTAGGAACGAAAAGTACGGAGTGACCGTAATGACCGCACAAGCGTCTGAAGCAGGCGACGACAGCAGAAAACAAAGAGTTAAGGATGCTAGTACTCATAGGTATAGCGACTGTACAACGACTATTAGAAAGGCCAAAAATGATTGAGCCGTTAAGTGCTCCTGATCCGCATTTTAAGGATTATGTAAATAATAAGGTTAACATGTCTTGGAAGGTCACTCTCACAGAAAGTGAAGACCCAGAAGTTTTCAAAGTTGTTTATGGAGACTATGAAAGACCCGACGCAATGAATCCTTGGCTTAGATTAAAAGAATACTGTAAAAAACACAATGTTCTTCCTGCCAAAATTCAATTACAAATGCTTGGTGCTCAAGAAAAAGTTTTTTTCGAGGACGAAAACGGTTTAGATGGCGTTTGTATTATGAGGGGTGCGGCTAAAGATCAGTTAATGGATGGGTCAACCTCTACGCTTTATCAGTCATTAACAGTTCTTTTACTAAAGGACGACTGTTCAGGTATAAAGGTTTCAAAGTATCTTTGGCCTCACAACAGTTTTGAGACTGGCGAGTCTGAAAGGGATTTGTCTGTGGACAATTTAAAGGACATGATTTTTGCTAACGGATCAGAAAAGTTAAAAAATGAAGAATTATCAAAGTATATCTACGGGGGAGCCTTGTAATGCCGCACAATTTGTAGCGGAGATAGTTTGTATCAGGAAACGCGAAAGAGAGAATAAAGGTAGCCTAGAATATAAATTCTGGAGTAAATCACACCAAGATCAATACCAAACTCAGATCAAAGTAGCGTGGAAACTGATAAAAAAATTCAACGAACAGGCACTCGTTAGATATATAAATAGCCCCAAAGGTAAAAATATTTACTCTTTGGGGTTTCTTCATAAAAGCGGGAAGTATGTATTGCCTCTTTATTTTGTGCAAGATGGAGTCTCTAAGTGCTATGATGTACTACAGAAAGAGGCTTTGGAAGAAAAGCCAGAGATTGAATTTCACGATAATAAAGAATTCAAGCCCAGAAAAGGTAGTTACAAAAAGAATAGATTTTCAAAGATAAGGGAAATAGATGACAACGAAAACAAAGAGTAAAAAAGTTCCAGACTACCTCAAGGACACCGTAAAGAAGTACGGAGAAATAATCAAGAAGGGTAACAAAGTCCTTGAAGAAAAAGGAGACTATGGAATTATCTCAATTAGTCCCGCTCTGGACGTTGGCTTGGGTGGTGGAGTAAGGGAGGGTTGCTGGCTAACCTTGACAGGAGACCCGAAATCCGGCAAGACTACGACCGCAATGCAAATAGCGGCTAACTGCATAGAAGAAGGCAGAAAAGTTATTTACATTGACGCTGAGGGTAGATTAAAAGATTTGAATTTTCAAGTAGTAGGACTCGACCCTTCAGACATGGACATTATAGCCCCTGTGGACAAGCCTCTGTCTGCCGAGCTACTGCTTGAAACGGCCTATAAAATGCTTTGCGATCCAGATTATCACCGAGCTATATTGATCATAGATTCTATATCTTCATTGATTTCAGAAAAAGAGTTGGATGGGGATTTTTCTCCAAGAAGAGCGGGTCTACCTAAGATACTTTCTGTTTTCACAAAAAAGGTTGGTCAGTTGCTTCCTAGTCAAAGGGGTTTGATTATTGCGATTACGCACTATATCTCTAACACTTCTGGTTTTGGAAAGTCTAAAATGTCAGACGGTGGAGTTAAGATTCAATACCAAGCTGACACGAGGTTGGAGATTGCACATGGCGGCGAAGGCAACCCTGCCGTAAAAGCCGTAGTGGATGACAATGGTAATCAAGTGGGTCAAAAAATTAATTGGCGTGTAGTTTGCTCTTCTATGGGGCCGCCGGGAGGAAATATTCAAAGCCATATTCGCTACGGTCACGGAATTGACAAAACTCAGGAAGTTCTCGATCTATGTTTAGACTTGGGGCTAATTGAACAAAGAGGTGCTTGGTTTAACTGCTTGTTTATGGCAGACATGAAAAAGGTTGCCAAAGAGATAAAGCCAGAAGTAGACCTTGATAATGCTGAAGAGTTTGAAAAAAGTTTTAAATATCAAGGAATGAGAAATTTGAGGACTTTGTTTGATGAAAACCCAAAGTTAGTTAAAAGTTTAGAAAAGCTAATTAAAGAGAGTTTACTTTAATGAAAGTGCTGGGACTTGACGATAAGTACTATAACTGGAATCCAAAGTCAAACAAAGGCAAGCGATCAAAACTTCACAATAAAGTTAGAAAATTCCTTGACAAGTGTTTCCCGCATGATAGAATACTGGAAGAAGTAACTCTGGCTGGTACTAAAAAGCCCTCGTCCTTCGGGGGTCTTCTTCGTGCTGACTTTTGGTTGCCACTAAGGTCTATAATAGTTGAAGCTAATGGAGAGCAGCACTTTAAATTTAACTCTTTTCACTTTAAAAGAAAGTTAGATTTTTTTCGTGCTCAAGCCAGAGACAGAGACAAGGCGTATTGGTGTGAGATAAACGATATAAAGTTAGTTAATTTGAACTTTAACGAAACCGAAGAAGAGTGGAGAGAAAAAATATGAGTAGAGGAGAAGAAATTTTATCAGAATTTTTAGAGAATATTGATAGGTACACTAAATCACTTCACTTGAGCGAGGTAAAAGAAAACCAAAATATTTCAGATTTGTTAAATTTCCAATTTTCTGACTTTGAAAAGCTGACGGCTGTGGAGTGCAGTTCTGCCGCCTATCAACTTTATGCTTACGCTGAGTACATTGAGACTGAAAAAGCCAAACAAAAAAACATTTTAGACTGGGCAGAGTCGTCTATTTGGTTTATAATTAGTGGAACCTTAGATCAGTATGGGGACAAGTTCACCAAGTGGCAAGTTAAATACTACCCTGCCATAAAAGAAAATCCCTTAGCTAGTGAGATACTAAAAATAAAAAACTATGCTGAATCAAAGGTTAAAATACTAGAAGGAAAATGTGAAAGAGTAATGAGAATGGCAGACGTTTTGAGCAACTTATCAAGGAAAAAATACTAATGAACAATAAGGACAGAAACGTAATAGAGTCTTTGACAAGCGTAATGATGGATATTAAAAAGGCCATCGAGTTAATAGACCAAAAAATTGATAAACTAAATAACGCCACAGAATTCCTCAACGCCACTGAAGCTGTTGTTGCGAGTGAAGCGGCACTCGACCCACCAACAAAACGTAATATTGATTACAATGATTGGGGTGGCTCTCAAGAAGAAGATGAGTCAGTTGAAGAAGTTCACAAAATGATCAAAGGGAATAAGTTTGTTGATGACGGAAGTCTATTTCAAGAGGAAGATGACAGGACACCATCTGTCAAGCCGTCCCCAAGAAAACGTCAAGATTGGGAATCAAATTTAATTGAGAGAACTTGCTCCAAGTGCAGCAAGGCAGAAAGAGTAAATAAAATACACGCAACGGGGTCAATGTACACTTGCCGGAGGTGCTCAAGAAGATGATAAAAGATTTAGCAGCAGAAAGAGCAGTCTTGTCTGCGTTGGTACAATTTGGCTTAGATGTTTACATGGAATTAGATTTTTTGACTGCTGACTGCTTTGTTGACAGTCAGAATCAGTTTTTGTTTGACTGTATATCTAGTATACTTTCAGAAGGTAGAGAGGTTGAGGTTTCGTCAATTTTATCTGAGGCCAACAACCTTGGCAACGCAATAGATAAGAACGAAATGGCGTTTATTCGCTCGTTAATTAATTTCCCTATCTCGAAAAGCAATGTCCCATCTCACGCTGCAAAACTTGCTAAACTAGCAACCATTAGAACTTTAGACTCCACTCTGACTATTTGCAAGAATGATTTAAAAAAGTTAAATGGCTCAGAGGATTTAGCGGACATTATATCTAAAGTTGAAGAACCTATTCTAGATGTAACGGGAGAGGCTTTCTCTGGAAGTTCAAATCAAACGGAAGTTCTTGGTGCGGACGTTTTTGATTATATAGAGTACCTTTCTGAAAACGTAAGGGAGACTTTAGGTGTACCAACAGGATTCTCGGAGTGGGACAACGCCATCGGTGGAGGTCTCAGGAAGGGCTGCGTTGACTTAATTGGAGCTAGACCAAAAACTGGAAAGTCTATGCTTGGTGATTCTGTGGGTATCAATATTGCAAGACAGGGCGTTCCCGTTTTAATGCTAGACACCGAGATGTCCAAGGAAGATCATTACAATAGAATATTGGCTAGTTTATCAAATATAAAAACCAAAGAAATAGAAACTGGATTATTTGCAAAAACACCTTCTAAGTCACACGCTGTAGGAGAGGCCGCGAAGGAGTTACATGAATTGCCTTACCACTATCTTAGTATTGCTGGTCAGTCGTTCGATTCAATATTATCTCAAATGAGAAAGTGGATTTATCAGCACGTTGGGTTTGACGAAGACGGAAAAACCAAAGACTGTGTTATTATCTATGACTATTTAAAGCTGATGGACGGTGACAGTATTTCTTCTTCTATGCAAGAGTATCAAGTTCTTGGGTTTCAGATTACTAAGCTGCACAACTTTATGGTTAAGTACGCTTGTCCGTGTCTGGCATTTGTACAGTTGAACAGGGACGGAGTAACGAAAGAGTCGTCTGATGTTATTAGTGGCTCTGACAGGCTCGTTTGGCTTTGTACCAGCTTGAGTTTGTTTAAATTAAAGTCTCCTGAAGAACTGGCTGAAGACAATCAGGTTGATGGAGATCAGGGAAATACAAAATTAGTGCCTCTACACGCTAGGCATGGTGGGCTTATGGATCAAGGCGATTATGTGAGTTTAAAAGTTGATGGTGAGTATGGTAGAGTTGTACAGAAGATGACAAGAAATCAGATTTACTATAAAGGTAAAGAAGATCAGGAAGGTTTCAAATCAAATGAAGAGTCTAACACAGAAACAAATTTCTAAAATTTGCGAAGAATTACTAGAGCAGCTACCTGAGTTTTTGACTCACATGGATATTGATTTTATTGAGTACCCTAATAGAATTGCATTTCCTTGTCCAGTTCATGGGGGTGACAATCCAGAGGCTTGTTGCATATTTACGGATGGCAATTCAGCTAAGGGAAATTGGCATTGCTGGACTAGGCACTGCGAAGAAGAGTTTTCAGGCTCTTTGATTGGCCTTGTTCGTGGATGGATGGAGAGAAACGGGTGCGAAGAAAATTCGTTCCATAAGGCTCTTAAATTTTGTTGCGATTTTCTAAAAATGGATGTGGCAAAAGTAGAAGAATCTAACTATGACAAGGGTAGAGTTAATCAAGTGTTTAAAATATTTAACGAAGAAAGTTTAACTGACTCGACCCCTACTATATCTAGAGATTTGATCAGGGGAAAACTTGAAATTCCTTCAGTGTACTACCTAAACAACAAAGACGAACGTAAAAGGTTTTCGGCTGAAGCATTGGACACTTTTGATATTGGTGACTGCAAGGATTCTAAACAGTCAATGTTTGGGCGGGTGGTAGTTCCAATATACGATGAACATTGTAATTACTCTGGTTGCGTTGGCAGGACTAAAACTGAAGTTTCGAAGTCAAACCCAAAATGGAGAAACAGTAAAGGCTTTTCTAAGTCCGCTAATCTATACGGGTTTAACATTGCATCAGAGTATATATTAAGCTCTGGAACAGTTATATTGGTTGAAGGCCAATCAGACGTTTGGAGGCTTTACGAGTCTGGGCTTGCTATGTCTGTAGGGATTTTTGGAAGCTCTTTGTCGGACAAGCAGCTAATAGTACTAGAAAAATCAGGAGCTTTCAACGTTGTGATATTGACTGACTACGATGAAGCTGGTGATACAGCCTACAAAGATATAGTCAATAAATGCGGAAGAAGATTTAACTATATTAGACCAAACTTAAAAGACTGGTTTAAGTCTACAGGGCTACCCCAGAGCGAGTGGGATGTGGGCAGCATGACAGTTCAAGAAATTAAAAATGAAATTTATCCATCACTAAAAGGAATAATCAATGACGAACATTATAGCGTTTGCGGGTAAGAAGCAGTCTGGTAAAAGCACATGTGCGAACTTCCTACACGGATACCAGATGAGAGCACAAGGAATCATTAGCGATTTTGGGTTGAGCAAAGAAGGAAAGCTGCTCGTTCAAACAGAGGACATGAAAAGTGAAAAAGAAATAGAGCAAAAACTTGCCATGATCGACGTTAATCGAAAGGACTACGAATTTGCGGAATGGGCAGCTTATAGCATGTGGCCCTTTATCAAGAATTATTCTTTTGCTGAACCTCTCAAGCAATTGGTTCTTAATCTTTTTAACGTACCCGAAGAGTGTTTGTACGGGACTGGCGAACAGAAAAAACAAAAACAAGAACATTTGCGGTGGGAGAACATGCCAAAATCAAAAACTAAATTCGGCAAGAAAAAGGGGTTAATGACCGCCCGCGAGTTTTTACAGTTTTTGGGCACAGACATCATGCGTAACATGTACAAAGATATCTGGACTAAATACTGCATTGACAGCATTGAGTCTGAAGAATCTCTAATCGCAACAATTGACGACGTTCGATTTTTAAATGAACTAGAAGCCATTCAAAAGGTTGGGGGAAAAGTTATTTACTTAAATCGAAATGAAGGCTCTAAGGACAGCCATTCTTCGGAAAATGAGTTGGGTAATCATCTGGATAAATTTGACGCAGTTATTGATAATTCGGGCTTGTCAATTCTAGACACGAGCATGGAAGTTATGAAGTTCATTGAGAAATGGGGATGGCTTGAGGAAAATGTATCCATAACAGCAAACCAAGAAAGCAAATAATGATAGTAACATACATCAGAAGTTCGTCGTATAATAATTACGACTTTTGCCAAATGCAGTATTTTCTAACCTATGTTTTAGGTTGGCGATCCAATAGCGGCAAGAAAGCAGATATGGGAACTATGGCTCATAAGGTTATGGAAATTTTGGCTGGCCTAAAAAAATTCCAACAAGATAACCCAAGAAAGAAATATCTAGTTGTAAATGACGACAAGTGTGGTAAAATAAGAGAACATAAAGACAAGCTCCATACGGGTGAGCTAGTTGATAAGTTGACAGAAAAGGCTATAGGTGATTACGCAAAGGGTTCGCGACATAAATTTTACCGCAAGGAAAGAGCAGAAATTAGGCAGACCGTAGAAACTTTTTTAACTTGGAATGATGGTCAGTTTGACCCAAGATTGAGAAATATTTATTACCCAGAGCCTCACTTTGATATACCAATCGAAGAAGAATGGGCTAAGTTTGATTTTATTGACGCACAAGGCACTCAACAGAAGGGACAACTGGCGATTAAGGGCACTATTGACCTTGTAACGTTAGTTAACAAAGATACAATCGAAGTTGTTGACTGGAAAAGTGGTCGTCGTTTAGACTGGGCGACAGGAGAAGAAAAGACGTATGAAAAGATGCAGAATGACCCACAGTTATTGCTTTACTTTTACGCGATGTCTAAAATGTTTCCAGACTTTAAATACAGAATTATGAGCATCTTCTTTTACAAGGACACAGAAGGCAACCCAGACCCAGTACCTTACAGTTTTTGCTTTGATGAAAGTGACGAAGAAAGGTTTTTAAACATGCTCAAAAACAGAGTGGGGGAAATTAAAGATAACCTTTCTCCAAAGCCTGTTGACCCTACTCGGAGAGACCCAAAATGTAAGTACTTGTGTCATTTTTATAAAAATAAGTTTGAAGGTGAAAGCTCTTGCATGTGCAAGTCTGTAGAGCAATCACTTAAAGAAGATGGAATGGATGTTGTTTTAGAAAAATATACTGCACCTGATTTCAATATTGGTTTTTACGAGGCTCCCGGATAATATTAAGGTAGAAAATGAGCGAATATACTCCACTAAATGTCAAAACTGACTACAGCATCCAGAAAGGATTTTGTCAATGCGACAATATTGCAAAGAGATGCAAGGAAAATGGCTATCAAGCATGTGCAATTAACGATATCGAGAACGTGTCGGGCGTGCCAGCTTTTCACAAGGCTTGCAAGGACAACGGAATCAAGCCAATAATTGGTTGCGATTTCAATGACTTCTCTTTGTTTGCTAAAAACAAGCAGGGTTATTTTGAGTTGATTCAGTTTACTTCAGATTTTCAATCAGAAAATTTTAAAAAGCTAGACAGCTTAAAGATTATGGCATCCAAAAACAATATTGCGTGTGTGGTTTTTAGAGACTGTCAGTCTGATAAACCCAAGGACAATCTGTCAAACGTTTTAAGTAAGATGTTTAAAAGCAACTTTCATGAAATCGTAGAGACTGGAACATACTATGTTGACGAAACTGATGCGGAAGCTCACAGAGTTATGATTCTTTCTGGGATGAAAACTAACTTTAAAAAGATGAGATCAATCAACAAGGAAAGATGGGAAGAGTCTAACAATCAAAGGTTTTTTGATTCTAGTAATTTTTACTTAGGGGCAAATACACAGGAAGATCAGTTTAGTAAAATATCTAAAATTGTTGAATCCTGCGAAGACTATGAAATCACAGCAAAGCCCATGCTTCCAGAATTTAAATGTCCAGACGGAATGTCTCAGGATGATTACCTTAAACAATTATGCAGAGAAGGCTGGGCATCTAAGTTGACTCCTGATGTTTTAAGCACAGAAAAAATCAAGCGGGCTTATCTTGATAGAGTACAGTCAGAAATGAGTGTTATATTTAACGCTGAACTGTCAGGTTATTTTTTAATCGTTCAAGATATTGTTAGATACGTTAGGGAAAGAGGTTGGATTGTTGGCCCCGGAAGGGGTTCTGCTGCGGGTTCGCTAGTATCATACCTTATAGGAATTACTAATGTAGACCCAATCAAGAACGATCTTTTGTTTGAAAGATTCTATAACGAGGGTAGAAACACCAAAGATAATATTTCCTTGCCAGATATTGACTTGGACGTTCCTCCTTCTCACAGGGATGAAGTTATTGATTACATCAAGAGCCTGTTTGGGGAAGATAAAGTGGCACAGGTGATTACTTTTGGTAGACTTCAGGGAAAGTCAGCACTAAAAGAATCTCTGCGTGTGTGTGGCTCTGTGGGTTTCTCAGAGATGAATGAAATCACAGATCAGATTCCAGAAACTCAAGAAATTTCAGACAAGATTTCTGCTTCTGGAGAAAGCTCAGTTATTATGTGGGCTTTAAAAAACAACCCAGACAATTTAAAGTCTTGGTGTTTTATTAACAGCGATGACGAACTTCAAGGTGGTTTGTCTCACGAGTTTGATTTAGCGATTAAGCTAGAGGGGGCGATCAAGAGTAAAAGCACCCACGCTTGTGGTGTCGTTATATCAAAAAACAAACTGAGTGATATATGTCCGGTAATTGATAATAAATCTGGTGATCCAGTGGCGGCATTTGAAATGCAAGATTTAGAAAGCCAAGGGCATGTTAAGTTTGATATTCTAGGTTTAAATGTTTTAACTAAAATTATGGAGATTTGCGATGAAAGTTATTAGCGGCAAAGAAGACATTATGTCTGTTGTTTATCACGGGTATTCCGTTGTCAATAGAAAGGGTGCATCTATATGCAACTTGGAGGATGTTATAATGGGGAATTACACTCCCAAGGGTAAATACCAAGTTTGGTGTGAAAAAGAAAAGGTTTACGAATTGTTCCAAGACTTAGGTGATGCTACAGATTTATTTATAAAAATTTCAAAAAAGGGTGGCTAATATGAATTATCGTGATATAATTGTTTTTGACTTTGAGACCACAGGAAGAAACGCAGAAAAGTGTCAACCCACTCAAATTGCTGCCGTAGCTATCCATGCAAGAAAGCTCAAGATTCAGCCTAACGGCATTTTCGAAAGTACCATGAGGTGCATAACTAATGATGATAAAGCTATTGCCGCTGGTTTTGACCCAATCGAGGAAGGTGCTCTAGAAGTAACAAAAAGAACTAGAGCTAGTCTTGCTAAAGGGCCAATGCCAAAGACTGTGTGGAAAAACTTCGCTAAGTTTTGCGATCAGTTTAACTTCAAGAAAACTCCTTGGTATGCACCAATAGCTGCGGGTTACAATATTAATGGGTTCGATATGAAGATCGTAGACAGGCTTTGTCAAGAGTACGGCCCAACAAGCGATAAAAATGGGGAGCAAAAAATATTCCACCCAATTCACAAAATCGACTTGATGCAGCATATTTACTGCTGGTTTGAAAATCACGCCGAAGTAAATAAGTATAACATGGATTATCTAAGAGAGTACTTTGGTATGCCTAACGAAAACGCACATGATGCGTTGCAAGACGTAAAAGATACTGCGAATATTCTAATTAGATTTTTAAAGCTCCAAAGAAATATTATTGACAACAATAAGGTTCAATTCAAGAACGCATTTGCTAACGGAAATTTTGATATAACTTAGAGGTTAACGTGAACGATTTTAATATTAATGATTTTGATGACAAATTAACTTGGGATTTAATCAGCGAAGGAAGAACCAAGGGCGTATTTCAACTTGAAAGTCAGCTTGGTTCCAGTTGGGCTAAAAAGGTTAAACCTAGAAGTATTACAGAGTTATCGGCTTTGATTTCCTTGATTAGACCGGGATGCTTGAAGGCTATCATGGATGGCAAGTCTATGACTCAAACCTATGTTGACAGAAAGTCAGGCAAGGAACCCTCTAAGTACCATCATCCGTCCTTGGAGTCTACCCTTTCAGAGACTTATGGTGTTTTGGTTTACCAAGAACAGTCCATGATGATAGCCAAGGTTTTATCTGGCTTCGACTTGAAAGAAGCTGACAACCTAAGAAAAGCGATTGGTAAAAAGAAAGCCAAGTTGATGCTTGAAGTTAAAGAAAGGTTTATCTCTGGTGCTGGAGAGCAAGGCATTGTCTCGGAAGAAATAGCTGAAGAAATTTTTTCTTGGATTGAAAAATCAAGTAGATACGCATTTAATAAATCTCATGGCATTGCTTACGCTGTTAATACATACCAAAGTGCTTACTGCAAGGCTCATAGGCCGTTGAAATTTTTTGAGGTTTATTTAAATCACGCAAAAGATAGCGATGACGTAAAAGAATTTGTTATGGATGCTAAGAATCACAGTATTGAAGTTTATCCCCCTTCGCTTTCAAGGTTGTTCCCTGACTTTACTATGGATAAGGATAAGAGTGTTATTTATTTTGGTATTTCTAACGCTAAAAATGTTTCTGCGGTAGATGTGCAGGTCATAGAAAAGCTAGGTAAAACAAAAGATATTCCTTCTTTTACTTGGCTTGACTGTTTATTTACGTTTGGCGGGGTTAAACAAGGTGAAAAGCTAGGCAAAAGAACTATTGAGTCACTGATTTCAATTGGTGCGTTTAATGGCAAAAACAATAAAACGCAAAGAAATAAAATGCTTTATGAATACGGGGTGTGGAACTCTTTATCTGCATCAATCAAAAAGCACATTGCTAATTTGTACAAACATTACTCTGGGGCGTTTGATGATTTACACGCTTGGATTTCATTAGCACTAGAATATAAATACGTTTCTATCAAAGATTCGTCAGAATATCAATACATAGCAAAAGAATGTGATGGGGGCAGGATAATCGTTCAACCCAAAAAGGTTTCAGAATTACTTGATTTAGTCGAGTCTTTGAAAAACCCCCCTTACTCGACAGAGGATCACGCTTGGACTATAGCGAACTTAGAAAATAGAATAATTGGATGCTCTTTAACTTGCAGTGTGGTAGATGGTTCAATAAAATCAAATTTAGCAAAAAATATGTGCAAAGATGTACATAATAGTACTATAATTGGTAAAACTTCTATTGCTGTTTCTATAGCCTCAGTAAGAGAGTATGAAACAAAAAAGGGTAAAAATGCCGGAAGCATTATGGCGTTTTTGTCAGTTGAAGACAGCAGTGGGTCTTTAGATGTTACTGCCTTCCCAGAGGATTATAGCAAGAACAAAAACTTGCTGACTGAAGGAAACACGGTTCTTATAAACGGAACAGTGTCCAGTAGAGATGGTAACTCCCTTATATTGAATAAAGTTTCACAAATTTGAAAGGTTTTTATGAATAATTGTAGTTTTTTGGGTTTGGTTTCGAACGAAATCGACCTACATGAAGAAAATGGTGTCCCAGTCGTAAACTTCGAGCTAGAAATAGAAGAGTTTAGAAGGTCGTCTGGTGGAGAGAAAAAGAGAAATGTAACCTATGTAGAGCTTGAGGCTTGGGATTCTGCTGCCCTTGCTATTCAAAAATATGCAAAAGCGGGAACTTTGATGGCCGTAGAGTCTGTTGCACGCAACGACCACGTTCAATTACATGGCAATGGAGAAGAGTCGCCAGTGACATACTTCCGAGTTACAAGTTTCAAAATAATTCACTAGGATCAGCCATGAGAAAAACCAAGATATTATTCGTTACAGAGTTTAGCGAGTTAAGCACAGGGTATTCCGTTTACACAAAAAATGTACTTGGCTACTTGTCTAAAGTCCCTCACTTTGAAGTGGCCGAATTATCCTGCTACGTAGACAGAAACAATCAAGCGATCAAGAACGTGCCGTGGAAAGTATATCCCAACAAGCCGTTAAAAGAGGACGCTGAATTTGCTGCTTACTCTGGGAATCCAGCATCTCAGTTTGGCGATCAGACTTTCAATGCTGTTTTGCTAGATTTTCAGCCAGATGTAGTCATGGATATTCGAGATTGGTGGATGTTCGAATTTGAGCAAAGGTCTCCATTTAGAGACTTTTTCCACTGGTCTATCATGCCAACGGTTGACGCTCAACCTCAAGACCCTCAATGGGTAAACACTTACGCTTCTGCTGATTCAGTTTTTACATATTCTGAATTTGGTAGAGACGTACTGCAAAGCCAGTGTGACGATATTAAGTTTATTGATATAGCATCTCCATCGGCAGACCCCGAAATTTTCAAGCCGCTAAATAAGCACGAGCATAAAGAATCCCTTGGTATGTCTGGGGATTCTTTTATAATCGGCACAGTTATGAGGAACCAGAAAAGAAAGCTATACCCAGATTTATTTGCGTCATTTAGAAAAATACTAGACAAAACGCACAGAGATGATGTATTTCTGTATTGCCATACATACTACCCAGATATCGGATGGGATATCCCAAGTTTGTTAAATGATTACAATCTGTCAAGTAGAGTGCTGTTTACATACAAATGTAAAACCTGTGGTGCAATTACTACTGACTTTTTTAACGATGGCGTTCAAGTCTGCAAAAAGTGTGGAAACTTTACCAATCAACTCGCTGGCATCTCAAATAGCATAGACTCCAATCAGTTGGCTGGAATCTATAACCTATTTGACGTTTACGTTCAGTACGCAAACAGCGAAGGTTTTGGTATGCCTCAACTAGAAGCTGCGTATTGTGGACTACCTGTTGTTTCGATTAACTATTCGGCAATGGAGTCTGTCATTAAAAACATTGACGGAATTCCAATTCAGCCTTTATCGTTTTACAAGGAATGTGAAACTGGTTGTGATAGGGCGATACCAGACAACGAACAGTTTATTGAAGTTATGACAAACTTGATTAGACTAGGCAAGCAGGGTAATGCAAAGCGTGGACTTGAGATTAGAGGAAACGCTTTGAAAGTGTATAGCTGGAAGGAAACAGCAGAAAAGTGGAAGTCTCACTTTGAAAAAATACAGCTAACACCAATAGAAAGCACTTGGCTATCTCCACCGAAAATCTTTCAGCCTGCTAGACAGATACCGGAAAACATAGTATCTGTTTTAGATAAGGTTAACTTTTTGTTTACTGACGTTCTTCACAAGCCGGAATGGATAGGAAGTTTCTTTTGGAGAAAAGTTATAAAGGATTGCACGTTTGGATATAAATGCCAAAATCTCAGCAAAGACTTTTACTTTAATGAGTCACACAACAAAAGTCACGGAAGTATGCAGCCGTTTTCAATTGATCAAGCACTAGAAGAAATGATTAACTTTAGGAATCAGTTAAATGGCTGGGAGTCAGCCAGACACCAATCAAACCAAAGGAAGTTCTCACAATGAAAGTTTTGTATATAGGAAATTACAATGACGGCACTGGCTGGGGAAACGCAGCAAGGGCCAATATTCTATCCTTATCAATGGCAGACGGAGTTAAGGTTTACCCTAAAGGCATAACATTCAACGGTAGCTACGAAACTAAAAACGAGGCTTTGCTTCTGCTACAAGCCAAAAATGGTAAACTTGACGGCTCTCCAGATGTTTGTATTCAACACACGCTTCCGAATCTTTATAGCTATGATAGTAGATATAAAAATATTGGAGTGTTTTATTTTGAGGCCAACTCTGTTCCAATCGAGTGGATCAAACAGCTAAATATGATGGACGAGCTTTGGGTTGCTACGAACAAAAACCGTAGAGATGCAATCGCCAGCGGCGTAACTACACCCATCAAGGTTGTCCCAATACCTCTTGACGCAGACAAAATATTGTACCTATCTGGAATGGGTGGAAAAATAGATAGAATGGTTGATCGTTTTAACTTCGGGTTCGTAGGTGAGTTTGTAGAAAGAAAAAATTTAAAAGCACTTTTAAGAGCCTTTCATGCAGAGTTTGACCCAAGCGAGCCTGTTAACTTATTTATAAAAACATCTGGCGTAGATATAGATACCTTGAAGCAGTACGCAAATCAAATCAAAGCGGGCTTAAAAATTAGAAACCGCTACATTGAAGAAATTTTCGTAGCAGGCATGATGGAAGAAAAAGATTACTATGGCGTTTTATCTCAGTGTAATTGCTTGGTAGTTCCAAGTAGAGCAGAAGGATGGTGCATCCCAGCTTGGGAGGCTATGGCTTTAAATATCCCTGTTATATCAGCAGAGGGAACAGAGTTAATACCTCACGAAAACGAACTAATGAAGTTTGTTCCGTCAAGGGTCGAGCCTTGTTTTGGTGCGTTGGACACTATGCCGTTTTTGCAGACAGCACATCAAACTTGGAATGAAATCGACGTTACAGAACTGAGAAAAGCTATGAGAGAACGGTACGAAACCCCAATAGAAAAAGCGGATTCTAGCTGGCACGCCCTACTTAGCTTACAATCTGTGGGCAATGCAATGAAAGAAAACATTGAAAACTTACTAAAGGGAAAAAATGTATAACGCAACACATGAAACAATTAGCTCTTACATGTTTCGCAAAGATTTGAGCGAGTTGAATATTTTGACATTCGCTACTCACGAGCGATATGAGCAAGGACTTTGTAAAACTGGTCACAATTTTTACTCCTTGGATATAGGCGGTAAAACTTGGGATACTGAATACGGGGAAGTTCCTAGTAACTACCATCAAATTAAAATGATTCCCAACACTCTAAAGATTGATTTGATTTTAGCTCAACACCAAAGCCATATGCCTGCCGCTATGGAAATATCTAAAAACTTTGGAGCACCCGTAATTCTTTTAACGCATATTTTACCACAGCCAAATTCGAATGAAAACTTGGAAATGTTTAAATGGCCTAATTCAAATGTTTTTATATCAAATTACAGCAAGAACGAATGGGGTGTTGATCCCTTTGCTAAAGTTATCGAGCATGGAATTGATGTAGGGTTTTGGGGCGAGGAAGTTGGTGCGGCCAAAAAACCTCACTGTATTTCAGTGGTAAACGAATTTCCTACAAGAGATTGGTGTTGTGGTTTTAATTTGTGGCGTGCGATTAGCGAGAGCGTGCCGTGTGGGGTTGTTGGAAAATGCACATCTCACCCCAACTTCTCAAGTGCCGCTGAATCTAAAGGGCATCTAAGATTTCTGTACCAAGAAGCGTCTCTTTACCTGAACACCTCTTTAGTCTCGCCCGTTCCAACTTCAATGCTAGAGGCTATGGCGTGCGGGCTACCGATTGTTTCAACCAACAACTGCATGATCCCAGAGATTATCGAACATGGCGTAAATGGATATCTAAGCAACGATCCAAATGAGCTAATATCTTTTTGTGCAGAGTTATTGCAAGATGAAGACAAAGCTCAACAGATGGGCTTAAAAGCGAAGGAAACGGTAAATAAATGCTTCAACATGGAGAGATTTGTAAGCGATTGGAATTTACACTTTAAAGAAATTGTCACCAAAAACTAACGAGGAATACATAATGAGAATTACTATTACCCCATATAATTTACAAACTGCGGAACTTCGGAAGGTCACGGAGAAGGTAGTTCACAGCCTTGCAGAACTAGACATGGAGTGCGAGCCTTCAGAATGTAGGCTTTTAGTCTGCGACAATTTTTTCTCGGCCTGCAAGCCCGAACACTTCAGAGATTTACTTGCTCACCTTGTGTCTAAAATAAGATTAGGTGGAATACTGCAAATCAACACATTTGATATTCCTAGACTTTCTAGGGAGATGACAAAAGGCAATATCACCTTAAACGACTTTAATAATTTTATATTTTCAGATATTCAACAGTGTCGCTCCTTTGGCATTGATTACGAGACACTTTTGTCTTACATCGAGTCAATTGAAAACCAATTAGGTGTACGGCTTGAAAAGCAAGTCAATTTTAGCACTGAACCTATTGTTCAAGTAACTATGCAAAGAGTTTCAGGTCTATCTCAGTCGGGAGGAAACTAATGAGCGAACCAGAAAATAAAACAACTCAGGAATTACAAGTCCACTCAAGTTGCGATGGCTGCGTATTTGCAGTCCTAGATGAAAATGAAGTTCAAGCGGGATGTGAGCTAAACAGGGCTGAAAAACTAGGAATCCAAGAAAAAAAAGATTGGTTCAAACTAGAAAGATTTTGCACAACCTATAGGCCGCAAGACTGGCTAGATGAAATAGATGACTATCAAGACCCTAAATCTCACGTACTAGAAGAAATACATCCTCGCGTTGGATTTTTTCTAAAGTTTAATGCAGAATCCGAAAATCCCATTGTGGACTTAGAAAAAACAGTTCAAGATATCGCAAATCAAGAAGAAGTGCCAGCAAGATATATCGCCGTAATTAACGACAGAGTTGAATACAACGAAGAAATTTTTGGCGTTCTAACATCCAATTTTACTTGGGACATTACAGAGTTTCACATAGTGCAAATGGAAGCTAAGTTTGTAAATGTTGATAGAGTTGTGGACGAAGCATTTACTCATGCTAAAAACGGATGGCTTTACGTGACTACTTCTGGCGAGCCTGTAGCTAGAGACTTGATCAAAAGGGTTCATAATCGGGTAAACATAGAACTTAAAAGATTGTCGCTTGTTGAGCCTTACAGCGAGTCAGATGGCATGTTGTTTCACACTCCCCTGTTTAAGTTTCTGAACGGAAATAAAACAAAGGTTTTTAACGACGAATATTCTGACAGTAGACCGTTCGTCGAAAAGGTTAGAGATGCCGCAAGTAGAAGCAATGAAGAGTGTCTTCTCACATGGGAGAAATTCAACAATGAATAATTTACCTAAAGTTGCTATTATTTGTGCTAATTATAACTATAGTGACTATATTATTGAGGCTATGGAAAGCATTGCAAGCCAAACATACAAAGGTGAGCTTCGCCTGTATGTCGTAGATGATGGTTCAACCGACGATTCTTGGGAGAAGATACGAAATTTTAATACTGACAAAATTGAAGTCGAAATCTTAAATATAGAAAACTCTGGTGCTAGTGTCGCCCGTAATGTGGCGATTAGAATGTGTTGGGACTGGGCTGATATTATTGGCGTACTAGATGCTGATGATGGCTATCGCCCAGAAAAAGTAGAAAAATTGGTAGCCAAACTTGTCGCTCACGATGAGGTCGGAGTGGCATACGCTGATTACGAAAATGTTTTTCCTACTTACACTAAACGCGAATTTAAAAAAGCCTACGACAAGCAGTTACTTCACCATGAATGTATCGTTCACAGTAATTCTTTGATTAAGAAAAAATATTTAGAAATGATTGTTTCACCTAATGGAGAATTCTACAATAGTAAATTACATGGGCCAGCCAGTCAGCCATTTATAGGATGTACAGAAGATTACGATTTATGGTTGAGGCTTTCAAACGTTTGCTTAATGACTCATGTGCCTGAAAATTTAGGTTATGCAAATCAGCATGGTAGAAATCAATCAATGAAAATGACATCAGAAATATTCAATGAAAACGCCAAGGTTATAAGAGGTATCAATGGATAGAAATACAGCAAAAATATTGCCCTCCAAGGACTCAAAAAAACTAAAGGATGTATCAGTCGCCATTCTTAACGCTGGGCTGGGAGCTAGAATAAAATCATGCGAGCCGAGAAGTCTTATAAAGATTAAAGATAAACTTATAATTGATTGGCAGTTGGATGCTATAAAATTTGCCTTTGAAAAGCCTGATATTGTGACGGTTGTGGGCTGCAAGCCTCATAGAGTTTTTAAAAAAATAGGAGAAAAGGTCAGAATCGTTGAAAATCAACTTTACGAAACTACTAACAATTCAGAAAGTTTAAGGTTGGCATTTAACGCCTCTGTAACTTCTAACTTTATTTTCCTTCACGGAGATTTAGTTTTTAATAGGGACTTATTGGCTGAAATAAATTACCATGAATCTTTTGTGGTCGTAGACTCAACGGGAATGATGAAGAAAAACGAAGTTGGCTTGGTTGAAGTTGATGGCAGGCTCTCGGTTTTATCTTATGGTCTTGAAAAAAAATGGTGTCAGATAGCGTTCTTTACTGGCAAGGAATTGTATCTGCTAAGAAATATATTTAATAAATTTAACGAAACAGACAAAAAGATGTTGTCATTCGAACTAATAAATCAAATCATTTCTGAGGGTGGCTCATTTAAATGTATAGAGCCTAAACACATGAAAATACTGGAAATCGACACAATAAAGGACGCAAAAAATGAAGATATTAATTTCTAGCGATGGATACCACGCTCATTACTACCAGAGGCAGTCTTGGGCTAACGCACTTTCAAATATACATGGAGTGTCAGTTGCTTTGTGGGACTGCAATGCAGTTCCAGCGTTTGACGCTTTCGATAGTTTTGAGCCAGATATTTTTTTGGGGCAATTATATAACTTGACTCCAGCAGTTATTAAATGTATAAAAGAAAGACCGCATTTAAAAGTTGGCCTACGTGCAGGAGACTGGGGAGACCATGAAAAAGAAGTAGACAAAAGCATTTACAATATACTTTACGCGACGAAAGGTGAAATTGAAACCTTGAAAAGACTGCAAGGTGAAACTGGTCAAATTTCGTTCGTTCATATTCATTACCCAAAAGAGGCACTGGAACAAACTCACAATCACTACGAAAGCATCGGGGTTAGAGCCGCTTCTATAATGATGTGTGCAGATGTAGATTCTTACGCCAGCCCAACTTTAGACCCTAACTACGCCTGTGACATTGGTTTTGTTGGCGGGTACTGGCCTTACAAGGGGCAAGTAATAGAACCTTACCTTTTCCCATTGCTTAAAAATGTTGGCGAGTACAATGTTAAAATTTTTGGAAATCAAAACTGGTATGTAAATCAATATTGTGGGCTAATCAAAGACGATAAAGTAAAAGACTTATTTGCTTCAGCTAAAATCTGTCCTAATCTTTCTGAGCCTCACGCACAGAAGTTTGGATTTGATGTAAATGAAAGAATATTTAAAGTTTTATGTGCTGGAGGGTTCTGTATTAGCGATAATGTAGAGGGATATAAAATGTTTGGTGACAACATTGTAATCGCAGAATCCCCAAAAGACTTTAAAGAGAAAGTTGATCATTACCTTAAAAATGACTCTGAGAGAAATGCTATTGCCTCGAAGGGTAAGGATTTTGTTTTGAAAAATCACTCTAATCAAGTTAGGGTGATGGAAATATTAAAGGAGTTTAAGAATAGATGACTAGAGTATTAGTAACTGGGGCAAATGGATTTTTAGGAAAGGCTGTTTGCAGGGCTTTAAAAAATGCCCAGCACGATGTGATTCCACTAAACGGCAAAAGAGAGTTTGACTTAACAGACAAGAAGCAAGTGTTTCATGCTCTTACCTCAACAAAGCCAGAAAAGGTTATCCACCTAGCTGCAACTTGTGGGGGAATTGGAATCAATCAGGAGCAGCCCGGAAAGTTTTTATACGACAACTTGGCTATGGGTATGAACCTTATTGAAGGATGTAGGCAGTACGGAACAGAAAAGTTTGTAATGCTTGGCACTGTTTGTGCCTACCCTAAATTCACGCCCGTTCCTTTCAAGGAAAGCGATCTTTGGAATGGCTACCCAGAGGAAACCAATGCACCATACGGGATCGCCAAGAAAACCCTGATGGAAATGCTTATCGCGTATAAAAATCAATACGGGTTCAACTCTTGTAATTTAATTCCAGTTAATATGTATGGAATGGACGACAACTTCGACCCAAGAAGTAGCCACGTTATTCCTGCTCTAATTTTAAAAATTGCAAAAGCAATGGACACAATGGTAGACCCAGAGATCACAATTTGGGGCGATGGAACTGCCAGTAGAGAATTTTTGTACGCATCTGACTGTGCTGACGCAATCGTTAAAGCAGTGGAAGTAGAAACATCTCCTGATCCAATCAATCTAGGAACAGGACAAGAAATATCCATCTCAGACTTGGTAAATAAGATAGCACAAATTATGGGCTACAAAGGGATTATTGACTTTGACAACACAAAGCCAAATGGTCAACCTAGAAGGTGTCTAGATGTAAGTCTAGCAAAAGAAAAACTGGGATGGCAAGCGGCAAAACCTTTGGATTTGGGCTTGGTTGACACAATTGAATGGTTTTACGCAAACAAGGAAAGATTAAGTGATTACTACGATTATATTTAGCAAAGACAGACCTTTGCAACTCGATCTCTGCCTGAAGTCTATAAAGAAAAACCTTGTAGGCTCGGACGCAATTACTATAACTGTAATAGAAAACTACTCAGAAAAATATCGGAACAGCATTGAAACGTTAAAGACTGAACATCCAGAGGTTAACTTTTCGCAGCAGACAGATAAAAACCTGTTTAAATGTACGTGGTCTATACTTTCAAAAGAAAACAAAAACCCTCTTGTGTGCTTTTTTACTGATGACGGAATAATGTTTAAAGAGCAAGACGTTGGAATTATAGAAAAGGTTATGCAAAATACTAATGTTGTAACTTATTCTATGCGTATGGGTTTAAATGTGGTACGTAGAGAGCATCAGGGGCAGAGTGCTCCTGACCAAGTTTGTAAAATTCCACAAAAGTCTAGAGTGGACTTGGAAAATGGAGTCTTGTATTGGGATAAAACTGCACACTTCTACGGTAACTACTGGTCTTATTCTCACTCTGTTGACGGTCACGCCTTTAGGCATAATGATATTTTTGATTGGACTAACTCGATATGCACCCTATCAGTCCATAATGGGTTGAAGTGCCAAACGCCAAACGACTACGAAGCTGGACTACAAGCGGTTTGGTGTTCGACAACTCAGTGGATGTCTAGCTCACTTGAAAGCTCTTACGTTAACAGTCCAAACAATAGAGTTTCGGGAAATTTTGAGAGTAACTCGTCAGGAGACACTTACTACTGTTCTCCCGATGAGATGCTTCGACTATACGAACAGGGGAAAAGAATCGACTTCTCAAAGATTCCAATAGGACATATAGATTGCCCACACACAGAAATTGACATAATGAAAGGAGTAATTTAAATATGGTTTTTAACATTGCTGAAATTAACAGAATAGTTCCAATAAATAAAGTAATTCACGTTGGGGGATTTAGAGGTGAAGAGCTAGAATCGTATCGCTCAATAGGGGTTAAAGACACAATTATGTTTGAACCCCAAAAAAGAATGTACGAGATAATAAAAAGTCAGTTGACACCCACTGAATCAGTTCACAATGTAGCACTTGGTTGCGAGAAAGGCGAAATGGAATTAAATATTTCTCATCGCTCTGGTGGAGTTGAGAACGGGGATGGTGCATCTAGCTCATTATTAAAACCGAAAGTTCACCTGACGGAACACCCAGAGGTGACGTTTACGCACACGGAAACCGTGAAGGTTTGCATTTTAGACGATTACGAGTTTTTTGACGCTAACTTTATGAACATTGACGTTCAAGGCTACGAGCTTCACGTATTAAAAGGCTCTGAAAAAACCTTACTAAACGTAGATTCTTTGATTGTGGAAGTTAACAGAGATGAAGTTTATGAAAACTGCTGCCAAATTGAAGAGGTTGATCACTTTCTAGACCAAAGAGGCTTTACAAGAGTTAAAGCTGTTTGGCAGTCTCAAAGTTGGGGGGATGCTTTATATGTTAAACAATGAATTTTTTTCAAACTTTTTAAACAAATGCCTTATAGAAACCTCTTTGTTTAATCCTAGATACGCTATGGACGATCCAGACTGGATTAAAATATCGCAGATTTTTGACAACGCTAAAATCAAACAGGATGCAGTTGAAAATCCTATACCTAAAATTGTTCACTTTATATGGCTCGGAAATGATATTCCTAAATTTTATGAGGGCAACATAGAAGACTGGAAATCTAAAAACCCTTCATTTGAATTTAAGTTGTGGGGCAATGAAGACTCAGAAGCCTTTATGAAGAGCAAATCATCTTATAGTAATTTTTCAAACGCTAAAAGTTTTGGGATTAAATCTGATATACTTAGGTATGAGATACTCCTAGAGATGGGAGGGCTTTACGTAGATACTGACTTTTTATGCACTTGCTCTGAAAAGTTTAAATACCTGCATGACAGTTGGTCTTTTTATGCTGGTATATGCCTAGAAAGACCCGTACAATTAAATAATGGAATTATGGCATCCAGTCCTAATCATCCAATAGTAAAAATGTGCGTAGAAGAAGTAAGTAAACCGGACTTAGAAAAGGGTTATAGTTCTATCTCATGTGATCAAAGTAGGGTTCTTTTTCAAACTGGGCCTTGGCTTCTAACTCGATCTATGCTAAAATACCTTAACGGTGACGCTTTTAGAGACGACATTTTAATTATGCCATCTCAAACATTTCATCCTTTCCCCGCTTTTTATAGAAATGAAGTGAGCCTAGAAATTATAAATAAATACCTAAAACATCACAGTATGGCGTGTCACCTTTGGCACTCTAGTTGGCAACCGAATACAAAATTTTACATGGGAGAAACCCTTTGAATTTCAGAACTGCAACAAATCATGAGAACCCGCCAACAAACCATTGTATATTTGAAGAATATTTTGGGAATGTTTATAATCCTCCGGCACTTCATGAGAAAAGTCAAAGATATTACCTTGATGTTTTTTGGACTAATTATTATATTAGTAAATCTTATTGCAATCTAGATATGAGCGATCTTCAAAACTACTTGAATCAACTCGACACATCGAAAAAGTATTATACTATCTGCCAATGGGACGATGGGATACAGCACGATGTTAGCCATTTGGATTTGGTTACATTTAGCTCAGGCGGTGTCGGAGACTATGCTATACCACTTAATTGCAACCAGCAAGCGTACCCCGAAAATAAAAGTAAAAGATTTTTAGCTTCTTTTATAGGTGCTATCTTTGGGAGACATTCTGTACGCGAAAAAATGTGGATGTGGAGCAGAGAAATACCTCAAGGCTCTGATGAAATTTTGGTCATGGAAAGGTCGGAGAAACTTCCAAGGGGTTATTTCACCTCTTTGATGAGCGATTCAGTTTTTGCTTTATGTCCTAGAGGTTACGGAAAGACCTCGTTTAGAATATGTGAAGCATTACAGGCTGGGGCTATTCCGGTATACATATACGACGAACCTTGGATTCCATTTAAAGACAGAGTTAATTTTTCTGATTATGGAGTTCTTTGCCACGTTGAAGAAATTGACGACCTGTTAACCAAATTAAAAAGTTACGATAATGACACGATAAACACGATGCTTTCTAAGGGAAGAGAAGCTTATCAAGGATATTACTCTTTTGAGGGTTGTGCTAAAAATATAATGGAGGTGCTAGGTGAGAATTATCTACATAACAACCTCAGACCCTAAATCTCAAGGGGATTACCAAGAGGTGTCTACATTGGTCGGGCTAAGAAAAGTTCTGGGAGACGACTGCATAGACTACCCTAGGAAGAAAATTATGTACGGAGACTTTTCAGAGTCGCCCAAAAACGAACTTCACGGTTGGGGGTTTAGCTTGCTTACAGAACCTATAAAAGATATTGCAAGTAGAGAATTATCTGATATAGATTTTGTGTTATATGGTGTTACAGACGCTTACGGTGTCAAGAATTACCCAGAGATAGATAAACTAGCAAAATACGGAGTGTGGTATTTAGATGGACACGATCATTCAAATATATCTAGGACTCCATGTTTTAAAAGAGAGCTTTTTTCTGAGCAGGACAACGTATACCCTATAGGTTTTGGTATTCCTAGTCACAGGATAAGGCTGATAGCGGTTAATCGAAAAACCCAACTATTCGCACAAACTGCACCACCATACGCTTTATTTGGGCCTCAAATATTAGGGCCAGCAGCTAGAAATTTATATGTTTTTTCTGAAGAAAATGACTATTATAATGATATACAGACTTCTTTTTTTGGTTTAACCTGCATGAAGGGTGGTTGGGATTCTTTGAGGCACTACGAAATAATGGCAGGTGGTGCGTATTTGCTTTTTAGGGATTACGATAAAAAGCCTAAGACTTGCTCTCCGGTAAATATGCCTTGTGGCTCTTATTCATCCAAAGAAGAACTTGAGCATATCGTCAATAAACTTATAGTAAATAATAAGCCAACAGACTTATATCTTGAGGGAATCAAGGATCAAAGAGAATGGCTATTGAAATATGGAACCGCAGAAGCTAGAGCTAAACAGATAATTGAAACTCTATCAAAGAGGAAACAAGATGACGAAAAAATACCATAATTGGTATAAGGGCGTACACATAAGTCACCCAAAAGAAATTGGGCCAGTATTTGAAAAATTTCTAAAAGATTTTGATACAATCATAGAGATCGGCACTTACGTAGGGGGCTTAACAATATGGATGAGAGACAAAACGAACGCAAAAATATTAACATACGACTTAATAAACCCAAGCCAAAGAACTGACACCGATGTAATTCCAGACGTGAACAATGTGTTTAAATCAAATAATATAGATTTCTTTTTAGGTTCTTGCTTTGACATGGAGGCAAAGATCGCAGACCAAATAAAAAAAGGAAAACGATGCCTATTACTGTGTGACGGTGGAGATAAAATAAAAGAGTTTCAAACATTCAGCAAGCATTTAAAGCCCAGTGATGTAATTATGGCTCACGATTACGCGGAAACGGGTGTAGAATTTGACCAACACGCAAGTCGCTTAGGCTGGAAGTTCGATTACGAGATAGCGATAGATCATATTGAAGATTTGATAAAAGAGCAAGAGCTAAAAAAATACGAATACCACACAGAGTTAAAGCATGTATTTTGGGGAGCTTGGATTAAATGAGAGTAAAAACAGAAATAAACTCTATCAACGAGGAAATAAAATGATTAACGAATTTACAATATGCTTGCATTGTGGGTGCGATAAAACTATTGTCGAAAATCAAATGGAGGCTTTAAAGCCACTTGAAGAAAAGTTTAGCGTAAAATGGAATAATAGAATTGATAGACGCGAGTGGTACGATACGTATTCTGAACTAATAAATGACTCTATGGTAACATCAGAAACCGAGCACGTAATATTAATCAATGATAGAACGCACCCAAAGCCGCACGAAGTAGAAAAAATAATACAATACCTAGATAATGGATTTGCTGCTGCGACCCAGTACAGTGTTGGATTTATGGGCTTTTCCAAACAACTACTTAGAACCATTGGCTGTTGGGATCAAAGATTTTATGGTGGTGGCTGGGAAGACGACGACTTTGTTTTAAGATTAAAGCTAGCAAATTTAGCTTACTATGAATCATGCGAGGCAGAGTATGATTATCACTGGAAAACACCTTTACAGCCAAGAGACGGTTTAAAGGGTGAAAAATCTGGAGCGTTCTTCAGGAAAAAATGGGTAATTGACGATCACAACAAAGTAAACGGGCTGGGTTCGATTACAAAAGTTATAGCAGAAGAAAATAGGGTTCTCGACTTGGGCGACAGTAGACCTGATATCGTCGATAGCTGGAAAAGCTGGAATGACTCAGTGATAGGGCTAGAATTTGGAGTAAGACCCAACCAAGGGCCGTCTAGAACGCATCACTTTCTTATAAATAATTCAATTCAATACAGAGAGGTAAGGGATAAAACTAATGAGTAAACCAAAAAGAGCCTTGATAACTGGAGGGTTAGGTTTTATCGGTAGTCACTGCATAGAGAAATGGGGCATTGAAGAAGGTTGGGATTTAATTGTAGTGGACAATAAAACTTCCAACAGTATAAGCGAAGATAGTGAAATCGCTCAAAAGTGTCAGGTGAGCCTTATCGACCTAATGGATATAGACTGGGACTCGATTGGAGAATTAGATATGATTCTACATCTTGCGTCACCCGTTGGGCCAGTTGGAGTATTAAAACACTCTGGTAAGATGGCACAGATTATAATTGACGATATATACAAGGTTATTGAAGGGGCTAAAATAAATAAATGTCCATTAATATTTGTGTCAACCTCAGAAATTTATGGTCACAGAGAAGAAAAAACCTACCTTAAAGAGCATGAAGATAAAGTTCTTCACGGCGAATTCACTGTTAGAAACGAATATGCTATCGCAAAGCTATTAGCTGAACTGGCAGTCTTTAACACTGGTAGAGTTGATAAAGATTTTAAATATCAAATAATCAGACCGTTTAATGTCACCGGAGAAAGACAGCTAGTTGATGGTGGGTTTGTTTTGCCTAGATTTGCAGACCAAGCATTGAGACAAAAGGATATAACAGTTTATTTTAATGGCCTTCAAATACGTGCATTTACTTGGGTTAAAGATATTGTAAACGGTATTTGGCTGTGTTCTCAAGCAGAAGAAGGGTCGAACTGGAACCAAGAGTGGAATATAGGCAACGAGAAAAACGAAGAAACTATTTTGTATCTGGCACAAAAAGTAAAAGAATTTACTGAGTCTAGCTCTAGCATAACACACGTAGACCCTAAAGTACTGCATGGCGATATGTTTTCTGAAGCACCTGAAAAAATTCCAAACAGCGAAAAGATCAAACATGGGTTGGGCTGGACTCCCACAAAGTCTACAGACGAAATAATTAAAGAAGTCGTAGAATACTACATAAACGTTTTAAAATCGGAGGTCGTCAATCATGGGTGATTACATTGATTTAATCCCAGAAAATAATTTTGAAAAATATCTGTTTTCTGAAATATCGCAAAATCTAGCTGACTCTCCTTATACGGTCATCGCAAAAAACTTTGGAGACCCGATGCCGGAAATAGAGGGCGACAAAATAATACTGATGAACGCTGACGAGCAGTATAGGACACCAGAAGAAGTTAAAGACCCTTCTGTTAAAATGATATTTAAGCAATATTGCCCTGATTATCAGCACAATTCAAAACTGAGACCTATACCTCTCGGCCCATCTAAAGACATAAAGGTTCAAAGCAAAACTAATTTAAAAGATAGAAAATTAGATGTGGTATTTTTAGGTCAGATAGCATATAATAGATTAGATATACCCAAGTTAGCGAATGAGTTAGATAACAGTTCGTTAAAGTCCTTCTTCTGGTTTTACCAAGGATTTAACAACGGTCTTTCAAAGTTTGACTACTCCGAGATCATGAGCAATGCCAAAATTGCGATATGCCCTCACGGGACTGCAAGTCCAGAAACATTTAGGTTTTTTGAATCTATGGAATTTGGATGCTTACCGTTAATGAATTACGACTTGCCAGACTTTTGGTTTTATCGAACCGTAAAGCAATGGGAGGAAGCTAGAGTCGAAGAGTTTTCTCTTGCCTCGATAGAAAATATTATTAACAAAATAAACAACGAAGAAATTACCAACGATAGATACTACGAATACGCTGAAAGTGTTCGCGGAAAAAAGGTAGCAGAATACATCAAGAAGGAAATGGGAATACAATGAGTTATGACAGCAATCAATAAATAAGGAAAAAACTATGAAAAAAATATTCTTTTGCATGGCAGAATACCCTGATGCAAGGCAACAATTTTTTGTAAACTACATGTCGAAGGCAAATAAAATATACTCAGATATTCACGGGTTTGAATATATAGAGTTTTTAAAGCTCCCAAGAGAAGAAGACGGAAGTTTTTGGAGGGGAAACCCTACATGGTTAAAGCATAAGATAGTACATGATTGGATTGAAGAAGGATTTGTAAAAGATGGCGACATAGTGTCCCACATAGATGCTGACATAGCAATTGCTGATTTTACAAAGTCATTTGAGCCAAGTAAAGGTAAGTCTTTTGGGTACGCTATTGACTCGTGTAACACACACTGTATGGGTGCTTACACTATAAGGGTTAATGAGTGGTCAAGACAAATGCTTAGAAATATGCTAGATGAAGACTTCTATGAAAGAATGAAAAATAATTCATCCCCCGAACACTTTCACCCCATATCAAAGCTACCCATGTGGGAGATTTTTAGAGAGCAGGCATCGTGGTACACAATGACTGGGTTGCCACTGCATAGCTGGGAGCCATTTGCAAAACTACCAAACTACGGATTTAACTCAAATCCCTCGTCTGAGACAATATACTCTGTTGATGAATTGCTAGAAAACGTAGAAGTTTTCCCAACAGAATGGAACGTTACTCACATACCAGAAGAAGACGGGTCGGACAAGTTTTACATAAACCCAACAATTAAAGAAAACACCATATTACGACACTGGGCGGGTGGAAGAACGTGGAGATCAGAGTATTTTAAATTTTAGGAGTTGACAAAATGAAAGAAATAGCTACAATAGTCAGAAGTTTAACAGCATCACAGAATAACTTTTGCATGATAAAAGAATTTAACGAAATAGCAAAAAACCCAAAAAGGTCTGTTTCTTGCTTTACGCTTCAGCCCTCGCCGCCAGTAATCAAGCCTATGTTTTCATGTAAAAATATATCGTTTGTTTCAAATTTTGCTGGTAAGCTAGTGGCTACCAACTTTTCCGATCTTGCGTTTATATTAGATTCGCACACATCTTGTGACAAATACTTTTACTTGTGGGAGCTTGACTTTCCCACTGATTTTGATATGACTTGCAGGATGTTAAACGATAAAAGACTTAAAATAGCCACCAGAAGCCTTGACCAAAAAGCGTTGCTAGAAAATAAGTACAACGTAAAGGTAGATGCAATAGTCGAGGACTGGAACAGAAATCAACTAGAAGAATTTTTAGGAGTAAACAATGAGCAAAATTAACGAAAGCTATGTGGTTAAAAAGTACGGTGAAAATTTTAGCACCTACTCTATAGCAAAAGAACTAGACACCTATCCTAAAAAAATAGAAAGAATTCTAAAAAAGAATGGAGTAAAATTAAGGTCTAGATCAGAGGCTCAAGCTCTAGCTATTAAGTCTGGACGTGCCAAGCACCCAACAGAAGGAACAGAAAGGTCAGAAGAGCAAAAGCGTAAGATTAGTGAAGGCAAAGCAAAGCACTGGAAGAGCATGTCAAAAGAAGACAGGAAGGCCGTATCTGAAGCGTCAAAAGAAAGATGGGACAATATACCCGCTGAGAAAAAACGCGAGATGCTTGAAAGTGCTGGTAGAGCCTTGAGGATGACTACAATAGAAGGTTCAAAGGCCGAGAAGTCTTTGAAGAAAAACTTAGAAGCTGAAGGTTTTGAGGTAGTGCTACACAAGAAGAATTTAATTCAAGGAAAATACGAAATTGACTTGTTTTTACCTGAGATTAAGACTATAATAGAGATAGACGGGCCTCAACATTTTAAGCCTATATTTGGTGAAGTAAAGCTACAGAAAACAATCAAACAGGACGCTATCAAAAACGGACTGTTGGTTGCTGCTGGCTATTGCGTCATCAGAGTTAAATATATGTGCAAGCACTTATCTCAAAGTGTGGAGCGTAAGCTGTGGAGTCTCGTATTGGAAGAAATTGGGAAAATCAAGGACAAGTTCCCATCTAAAGGAAAAAGATTTATTGAATTGGAGATTAACAATGAGTGATGAAACGACAAGTATTTTTGTAGACGATCCAAGTAATTCTATGGTAGCATCTATCGAAAGTGATGAATCGTTAGAGCTTGGAGAAAGCAATACCATGCCCGCATACGGAAGTGATGAATGGGATGACTTTGTAATGTCTAAGTTCAAAAAGGGTGAAGTTTTTTCTATGCCCAACGGGAAACCAACCGTTTCATGTGCTGGACTTAGGAGAGTGGCAGAAGAACTGCTTGGTGACATCGTTGTAAGTCGCCCAAGTCAGGTTTTCCCTGCGATGGACACAGATGGACCCGGACGAGCAACTGTAGTATTTGAAGTAACGATAGACTGGTTTAATTCAGGCAGAATGAGGACATTCTCTGACGTTGCTGATGTGTGGCATGGAAACACAGATGATCTATTCTGTGCCCATCCAGTAGCCACAGCAAGTACTAGAGCAGAAGGACGAGCCTTGAGAAAGGCTTTAAGGATTAAGTGTTTAGCGGCTGAGGAACTCGCTAAAAAGGACGTAGCTTCAATTGTCAGAATGTCAGTAGAAACATCTAAAAAGGTTCAAACGACATTGGAAGACGACTGGAGTGGTGAATCTGTTATTAGCTCTGCTCAAATTAATTTTATTGACAGAAAGTGTCAACAAGCAGATATTGACGTTCAAGCGTTTTTAAATATGGGTAAAGAACCCATTGAGGATATCTCTAAAGTATCCAAGCAAAAGGCTTTAAAAATGATCGAACATCTTAACAAGATTCAAAGCGGAAAAGGTGATAAAACAGATTTAGGCAAATATAATCCAAATTGGAGGTAGAGATGAAAGTAAAACATCAAGTAGGTAAAATGACAGTCGAGCTAGAGGCAGAAACGCACGTAGATTTGTTTTCTCAACTAGCTTCGTTTCAAGAGGTTTTCGGAGAGACTAATTGCGGCAAGTGTGGCAGCGAAAATCTTCGTTACATAGTTCGAACGAATAAAGACGATGATGCGTTTTACGAGATTAGGTGTGAGGACTGTGGAGCTAAATTGGCTTTCGGACTCATGAAAAAAGGTGGAGCGATGTTCCCTAAAAGGTCTGAAGGAAAAGGTAGCGATAGAAAATGGCTACCAGACCAAGGCTGGATGAGATGGAACAAAGAAAAGGGATGCCTAGAGTAATACTTTAGCGGTAATCATGGAGGGGGGAAACCCCCTTCTTTTTTTTGAAAGGTTTACGATGGATAAAAAGTGGCTACCAAAGTCAACAGAGCAATACATACTTGTTAAAAGTGTGATTAAAAAAGGAATACTTCATACTGAAGTTGTTAGAAATAAGTTTCCCGACTCAGACGACAACACCGTTGTTAGAGAAATACTTAAAAATCTAAGAAACGCAGAAAGGGGCGGCAATGAAAAAGATAAAGGTTGAAATTTCTCCAGCAGACTTTTTGGATAGACTTTCTATACTGAACATCAAACTTGAAAACTTTAGTGATGAAAAAAAGAAAAATGCAGTTAGACAGGCCAAGGTTTGTTTGTTTGTGGGCAACTTAGGGCAGTTCAACATTATGAATGGTGACACATACATTAGGAAGATGTATCTTGCATTGCAGGAAGTAAACAAAGATATATGGGTTCTGGAAGAGGAAGTAAGAAAACAAGAGCCTAGTGAAGATACAGCAGATGAGAAAGCTAACTTGAAAACGTACCAAAAGCTAACCTCGCTAAACGACGCTAGACACAGAATAAAGTCTAAGATAGATTCACACCTAAAGTCATCCATAGGAGAAGAAAAGGGATATAAGTGATTTATGGAGTCCACAAAAGCAAGGGGAATAGTAATAGGTCACAACACAGGACTTGGCGACCAGATTGTAATGAATGGTGCGGTTAGGTACTTAGCTGAGTGCTATGATAAGGTTTGGTTTGTCACTTGGGAAAACAGAGCAAGGCACGCTGAATATCTTTACAAAGACTGCCCAAATATTGAGATTTACACAAAGCCGAATATCAAGAGCACTAAACAGGGCATGTTGAGGATGCTGGCTGCTCATGGAGAGATCGTAGAGTCAAACCCAGAGTATGAAATACAACCTTACAAAAGATATTATTATTGCGACCCAAAAGATTGGGCGAGATACGCGAATAAATTTAACATGCCTAACGATGTTATTTTTCCACGCGTATTCTATTCGATCATGGGCGTTGATTACAACAAAAGGTACAACTTTCAAAAAATCCCAAGAAACCTTGAAAGGGAGTCACGCGTTTATAATAAATTACAGTTACCAGCCGAACCCTTTGTTTTTGTTGTTGACGACTCTAGATCATCTAAATATAACCTAAAAATAAAGACGGATAAAGTCATAGTCAACCCCTTGGATTACCCTTGGTGGAAAGACACTCTTATCTACGACTGGCAGACCGTTATGCAACTTGCAGACGAGATTCATACGTTAAACACAAGCTGGTTCCACCTAGCTAGAACTATGCAGTTGCAGACTCCAAAATTTTACTATCCGGCTAGAACTGTTAAGTTCTGTGAGCAAAACATAGAGTTTTTAAATGATGGGTATGATGACGGGTGGGAGTTGGTCTCTGGAAGTTGGAGCAAGAAAGGCAAACCAAACTGGTGGCTTACTTAAAGACCTTTCCGTTTCCGTCTAAAATCTCCCAACCATTATCGTGCTCATCGTTTATGTAACAGCTAGTAGAAAGATTTTGCAAAGCAGAATAGTTTCTAACGTGATAAAAATATTTTGGCTTGTCTAGTCTCATTTGCTTAATTAGATGGAGCCATGAAGTGTCTACAGTATGCAATTCCACTGCATTTTCTATTACGCCCATCCAGTCAAATATCAAATCATCAGGCACGTCACGAGGACTCACAACAGGAAGTTTAGTGTTTGGTTTTATGGCATGACTACCCTTCGACGAAGTGTTAGAACAAAAAGCGTATTCAGAAGGAAGATTTAAGCTATTCAAAAGTTTATCTTCTCTATCTAGGTCTCTTTCTAAGTAAAAATTCTCATGTCTCGCAGAATAAGGTGCTCCATGAGCAGCGTAAAACAATTCAGGCCAGCAATTTTTTTCACAGTCTAATTGATAACGTGACATCATTTCTTGCCAAGTTTTATACCCCCAAAAGAAAGCTCTTTTATGTAAATCAGAAAATTCTTTTTTCATACGTTTATAACGCGTTCTCATCTTTTTTCTTCCCTGATGAAAAGAATTAGCCGCAGGCTCTCCGTAAACGATTATATTGGGATTGTCTCGATACATCCACTCAACCTGAGTAAATTTATTGTGCGTACCAACACAAAGTAAATGAACCCGATTAACTTCTGGCTGGGCCGCAACATATCTAGTCGCCCCATTCATTAGGATGTAATCACCCAAGCCTGAATTATTCGCTAAAAAAACTTCCATTATAAGTAATCTCCGCGTATTTACAAATAGTATTTTTGTGATCTCTGAAATTTTCTTCCGTGAGAAGTTGATTAAATTTGTTTGTTTATTCATGTTCTTTTATACTATTGTTTTCATATCGCCTCCCTCTGTTCACCCTCTTTGAGATGATACACAATAGAATCAAGAGAGGTTATAAAATTTATACCGTTACTAAGCAGCTTTGTCATTAAGTTGTCATCGCCATATTGTTCAACGCGATTCCAGTTTCTTTTATAACCTGCTAAATTTCCCTCTGGGTACATTCCCACAAGCTCGGCCTGCCACTTATACATCAGTAGCGGTTGATGACCGCCACCAATCTCGGTGTCGTCGATCTTTTTTTCTTCAACAAATTTTAAAAATTCCTCTTCTCTAAAATCAGAAATACGACCGCCAAATAACCCAAAATGAGCACCGCTTCCAGTTCGAGGATTACGAAACACTCCATAGGGATTATTCTCTGTAGTTTCTACCAGTTTAGAAGTAACAACAGTATTATATTTGAGTCTTTTCAAAAGATTTTCTAACCAGTCTGGGCTATATGCCATGTCTGTGGCAACTAGGCAAACAATATCCTTAGAGATTTCTATACCTAAATTGTAAGCAGAATAGACCTCATGTATATATGCGGGCTTGGCAAATCCCCAGTGGTTTAAAGTTTGATCCGAAGGACATTCGTAATCTCTAACTATGTGATTATAATTTTTTTCTTTTAAGTGTTTTTTAACTTCGTCTGTTGCATTGTTGGCAATGAAAATAAATTCTGCCTCACCTGTTTTAAGCATCGGAGTGTACTTGTATATATTTTCTATCGTAAAGTCTGCATACTCTATTGATTTGTAAACTAAGCAAACTATGGTAATCATTCTACCACCACCCCTCTGTTGCCGAGATAATCCTTCCAAGTATCTAAGGCTGATTTACGATCCCAACCAAGTTCAAATATCTTATCGCGAGGATTTTCACCAAGATCAAAATCTTTTTCTAGATTTGTTATATTAAGCATTGGCAAGTTACACGACATAGCCTCATATTCAATCATAAAGTAAGGTTCTAACAAACTGCAAACCAAAAAGAAGTCTGAGCAATTCATTAATTCAGATATATGTTCTTGGGGTATATGACAGTATTCAGTGGCTCCATGCAAGAAAGACCTTTCAAATGGGGTTTTCCACACAATTACCCAGTGGATTTCTGGATTCTCTTTAGCATACTTTTGTAGATTTTGAAACCCTTTCATTTGATGGTTAGTACCCATCCAGAATCCAACCCTTTTGTCTTTGGGTATTCCATATTTTTGTCGAAGCTGCTCTTTATTGTCTGTAGGTTTAAAAAGGTCTGTATCTACAGCTATAGGTAATACGTCTATAGGGCCACAATGTTTATAATAAGGAATAGAAAGCGGTGTCGCCACAACTCTATACTGGGCAGACTCCGCACACTGATATGTAAGATTTATCCTATCGTCCCAAACGTTGCGTCCTAACTTGGATTTCATTTCCGGCAAAAGCTCCCAACACAAAGCAAATGTCTTGCATGTACAGTCCGAGGCTATCTCTCCAAAGGTAGAGTATCTTAAAAGAGCATTATCACTGAAATAAACATCGGAAGAGAATGTGTACCATTCGGAATTATTAGTTTCCCTATGAAACCAAGTCCAAAAAGTGTCTTCGCCTAAGCCACTAGCGTTTTCTGGAGATAGGTATACAGTAGACATATTAAAATCCTTTCATTTTATACAAAATTGACGTGCTGCGGATCACTATCTATGGCGTACAGTATGGTCTTGTTTTTATTGTTAAACATACATCTATCACAACTCTTAGCATCAAAGCAAGAGAATTTTTGTTTTTTCTCTTCTGAGTTCCACAAGTCTTTAAACCTCTGATCTGCTAATGAACCCACCATTCCCTGTTGATTGTAGGCAGTAACGCAACACCTATACACATTTAGATCGCCGCCAATGTAAGTCGTAAGCTCTTGATAACCACAGAACGAGTAATCAGGAACGGCCTGAACAAGATCAGCATAACGCTCACCAAAGTTATTGAACACAATAAAGTTCTCATCTTCATACTTTTCTTTTGTTTTTCTGCAAAGCTCGGCAGCTTTATCAAAGAACTGATCAAAATACTTTTCATTGTCTGGCTGGAATACTGCACTAATCCTTATGTTATCTACGCCAGCTTTCTTCGCAAGTTCCGCAAACTGCCCAACTTCTGACCAGTTATCGTCAGTGACAACAAAGCCCATCCCAATTGTGACATTAGAACCTGTTCGTTTCTTCTCTGCCGCAAGCTCTGTAACATTGTTCCACATTCTTTCATGGTGTTTCGCGGACACATTTCGGATGCGTGTGTAGGATTCAGGGTTGCCAGCGTCCACAGAGAACCTAGCCCAAGTGGATTGTAGCAAAAGAGGAATCGTTTCAGGCTTGAAGATCACACCATTGCTAACAAGTGCCAATTCCATACCGCGATCCAACACCGCTTGGTAAATCTTTGTGTGGTCAGGATGAACAGAAGGCTCGCCACCACCAGTAATTTGGATTGCCTTAACACCCATCTCTGCACAGTCGTCTAGAATTTCAAGGCATTTTTCGTAAGGAATTTTACGGTTTGGGTTGTTATTAACCTCACCGCTTTCAGGATGCACTACTTTAAATAACTCATTAGTAGTATAACCCGACATGCGGTACGCACAGAAAGAACAATCCTGATTGCAAAGATCGGAGATGATTAAATGGACTTGTAGAGGAACAGTTTGTTCTCCAGCTTTTAGCTGATCTATTTTGTCTCTGTGATGAAACACCTTTCCTGATGAATATGCCGTCATTCTAATTCCTTCATTTTCTTTAAATACAACTGATGAGACGAGTGGATTAAACCCGAAACGTTTTCGGGCCTTTTGTGATCTTGATGCAATCCTGTTACGTCCACTCTCCAGCAAATTTTATATTTTCTTTTTATTAATTCGCCTAAATACTTATCTTCATAACCCGGTAATGTAAAATCTTCATCGTTGCCACCGATAGACCAAAAATCATCCTTGTGCATTGAACCCAAAAAGAAATGAGCCGCAGGCTCTTCAGCGGGATGGCATATCGCTACTACGTTTGTTCGTTCGCTACTGTTTTTATAGTTACAAATTCCCAACCTGTTCCGGTTAGCGTCTACATTCCAAACACAAGCAAAGTGAGCCTCTCCCCTTTGCACATCGGCTAGGTTGGCGATAGTATATATAGATTCGTGCAACACGTCGTCTGATTGCATTATCAATATCTGACCTCGGGCGGTTCTGCATCCAATATTTCTAGGCACTGCGGGATTTCTATACCCTCCACCATTCACCCAAATGTATATAACTTGATGCTTTTTGCAAATATCAAAGGTATTATCAATGCTACCATCATCAACAACTATAATCTCATAAGGTATATCTGTTTCATTGGCCCTTATACTTGTCAATGTTTTATCTAGTAAAGATGCCTTATTAAAGGTAGCTATAACAATAGAGATATATGGCACACCATTAGGGTAAGAATTGTTATACTCAATCAAACCTTCAAAGTCTTTTTTGTCCTTCATTTAAGTCCCTACTTTAAAATTTTTATTGCCAATCGTTTATCCAGTGCCTCAGTGGAAACTTTTGCCCTCTTGCCCGACTACCCACAAAGTAAACATCACCTTCGTTGAATATTCCAGCAGTATATGAAAGCCCACTTTTTGACATCATAAAAACTTTTGCAGTAACGAAGTGATGATAGGCTGTAATCATATCAAACTCTTGAAATGAAATATTTGGATTCGCCAATCTAAAAGCAGTTCTTTCTATTAAGTCTTTGGGCCAACTCTCTATAATGGATGCAAACTCTTCAACTTCTCCCTCAGAGTATATAGCTATCCTATAATGACTCGGATACTTTTGTGCTATTCTTGGGATATGATGATTATACCAATCGTTTTTCATGTGTCTCTGTCGTCTATCGCCGCCACGATGTGGCTGGACATCGCCCCTGCGAACATGCACCACTATTTCGCAATCACAAGGTTCTGGCTTTTTAGTTGACCAATAATGAGACCTAATTTTATCTAGCACATAGTCACTATAGTAACCAGATGGATTTGCAAAAACTTTAGGATTAAACCTTTGGACTACATGAATCTTTTTGCCTATTCTATTGTCTGGAACTCCAACAAACTCATTTATAGCCCTAGCCTCTGACTCACCACGCCAGCCATGACCAACATTAGTAAATGGAGTATGAACATACCTCAGCCTGCCACCACTGTTGTAGCAGACTGCCATGCCCGACAGCTTTGCGTTCCATTGACAACCAAAGCCGTCCGTTTTACCTCTGATTGTTAGGTTTTTATAACCCATAGATTATAGATATTCCATCGAGACATAAACTCCATACTGCTCTTTTGAACCAATAGATAGCGGTGAAGCAGAAAGAGCAATTGACCATGTGTGGTGGGTATCTAGCCCTGTCCCGCCAAAGGTTTTGCCGATATCAGAAACGGCTGTTCCATCACCAAAGTTTTGCTGGCCGTTACCAAAGAACAGGGCTTGATTTACAGTAGAGTTAACATACTGAGTCCACTTAGGCCAAACCAAAGCCGAGGTAGCCAAAGATAGGTTCTTTTGGCCGCTTCCCGGACTGTCAGACAAAGGAACTACAATACCTGTACCACCAACGGTATCGTAAGAACCAGTCAAACCAGCGGCACTCAATCTAGAGTCGCCGTTAATATTTGTCTCAGAATCTAAACCATTTATGTACTTTACCCCAGTGCTGCTAGTGTAGTAATTCTTGGTTACCATTTGAGCAGGCCAAGGCTCTCCCCACCACAAAATATCTCCACTTCCAACAACATTAGAGGTAGAACCTAAAGTGCCTTGAGTTGCATAAGTTCCACCGTTATGGTTGATGATTTCTGCCGCTTTAGTGTTGACACCACTTGCTGGATTGTTGATATTGGCTCGGTCGTAAATTCTTAATTGGCAATTCTGCACCTTTACCGCTGAAGTATGGCCGAATTCTATACCTAAAGTACCTTGGAAGGTTTTTACCCCAGAAAGCCCAATAGCTTGTGCGGTTCCATATTGGCCGCTTATAATACATTGACCACTTGGAAAGGTGCCTGTTACGTACTTTATGTTGTTCGTTTCATCCTTGAAAGCACTGCCGTCAGCACTAGCAACTCTGGTCATGCCTTGGTACGCACCTATTTGAACTGATGAACCAGCAGCAGAACCATAAAACGCCAAACCTGAGCCGTTAAAGTCATCAAGTGTAGCGGTTCCGTTAGCATTGTGAAGTAATTGAAATCTAATTTCAGCCATTTTTAATCTCCTGTGTTTTTGGTGGGTATATATTACCTACACATTTTTGTTATTATTTTAGTTATATTTAGTCGATAAAGAAAGGATCAGTCTATCACTGGGTCAGGGTCGTCTGTTGGTGGATCACCGCCATCAGTTTCCTCTTCTTCTTCCTCTGGTTGAATAATACAAGGAACGTCTTCATCTGGAATATCATCCTCTGGACAGCCAACCCATAGAGGTAGCCATTCGTAGTTTAGCCTTATTGCTATGACAAACATAGCATTTTTAACGTAAGCCTGTTCTAAGCTAGGGTCTCTGTTTGCTACTTTTATCCGATCTAATCCACCTTCAAGAGTTTTAATAATTTCACCATTTTCATCTCTTATTGCGTCATCTAGTTCTGTTGTTATTTTGTAATTACTGGGGTTAAACTCGTCAACTGGGTCTTCAGTATTTTCTGGGTCAGTGTCAGAAACAAATTGATCTGTTGTTTTTCTAAATAGCTGAACATTAAAGTAAGTTGGATCGCATGGAGTTTTTGGTGCTTTAATCTCTCCTAGGGCTATACCACATACGATTTGTGGGCCTCCGGCCCAAACCTGTCTTTCATCATCCCATGCCACCGCCAACGGCCCGCTTTTCCAAGAAGCTCTATTGTGAGCAACTTCAGTGTCGAATTTAAAAATCTCTGGAAAGGTTGGCCCCATTCTAGGAACTGGTCTGTCACCGAGATCAAAACCCCAGCCACTTAAAATCAAAGGTGCTCTATGGGCATTTACCCTTATCTTTTGAACGTCTTTTTTGTTTTCTATTTTCTTTATGTTTAAATCTGTAGTTGTGCCTGTGCTATCTTCATGTACAACCAAATTGTAGTCAACTCCCGCAAAAAACTCAGTGCCATCATCTCCTGCAAGTATATTACTGAAATAAGGGTCTAACTCTAAAGAAGTTGGCCCAACATGCTGAAATGAACCCCAAGTACCTGATTCATCCCCTCCACCACTTAGAGGTTCAAAACCGGGAGTTGGAGTTTGACCTTGCGGCTTGCCTTTAACTATTTGAACGGGGTTCCAAATTTGCTCCATGCTCTGTCCGGCAGCATTAGCATAATGAGTTGCTACAGTACCTCCAGCAGCTTGTGCTGTTGACATGCCGAAGTTAAGTTTTGTTATGTTTTGCTTCGGGTCTTCTTTTTCTGCACCCATATTAATTCCTCATATTCTTTTCCGCTGATATTGAACCCATAATAAACTGCAAATCTTGCTCCGAAAACCTTTCAGCAAAATCGGCTGGCTTATTTGAAAAATCTTGCTGTCCATAATCAAGCTTTTTAAATGGTACTCTTGAAAATTTACTTCTCTCTTTTTGCATAAAGGCGAGACTGGCCTTGTTAATCTTTGATATTCTGTCTACATTATACTTTGCTAACTTGCCAAAGTTTGGAGTCCAAGTGTTAAATTTGTAGGTAACAGTAGCACCTGCATCACTGATGTTTATATCCATATTTGTGACATACGGCCCAGAATCAGCAAATCTGTCACCAACATTAAAATTAGGAAATTCAGCAACTTGAATCATTCCGCTTTCAACTGAAGTCATAGCGGATAAGCCAGTAAAAGTAAGGGAAAAAGCAGCTTGGTCTAAAGGCCCAAAACCACCAAAGGTTTCTGGCTTTAAACTGTCGTCGTTTACAACTTCAGCCTTACCATTTAAAGCGTTGTAAGCGTACCACGGCCCCCATTTATATCTGCTACTTTGTTGAGGTATTCCGAAAACTAGCGGAGCCATTACGTCAGGTGGAATCTGAAACTGAAGACTTTGAAAGCCGGGACGCATGTAAGCCTCTGGAGGTATACCAGTAGGGAATAAATTAGGGAAAAAGTAAGCAGACAACACAGTCAACCCAAATGAAGGTGTTGTTATTTGATCAAAATTCCTAACAGTGGCACCCATTTTACATATGATATGAGGTATCTCATTCAGCCATATCAACTCTCCTTCTGGGCCGCCCCTACTTGTCGCTAATAAACTTGGAAATCCCGGTAGTGCAGAAGGTGCGTAATCTGCCCCAAGTTCGCTAAAATCTATAGCCTGATTGTTAATTCCTCTACTTACACTTTGAGGGAAAAATGCCGCAGACTTTAATCTTCCCTCACCATCATAAAAACTAACATCAAAAATGGGCTGAGTTTCATCAAAAGCAGAAGCAACAACATCCCAAGCCGACTCGAACTGGTATTCATCTGTTATGTATTTTAGGTTGTTTGTTATGCCTCCCGGCTCTACTGGTAAAGGAGCCAAGAAAACCTTGTTGTAAAACTCTTGTGCTATCTTTTGAACTCTTTGAAATATCATCTCTGAAACTCTATTCATGCTCGCCAAGAAAGCAGAATTAGCGGAAGTAGAACTCGTGTTAGCTAGCTCTATAGCACTTCTTTTGTCTGTGACGAAAGTGGCTAGAAAGTCTGCACTTGCAGCTATTTTACCAAGCCAAGGACACCGAGAGGGATCATTCCAAGTTCCACCATTAGGCTCCACATTAGCCATAACCTGAAAAGCCTTGAATGTCTCCCAAGATTCTTTGCCAGCTAGAGCCATTCTTAGCTCAAAGTAAGTAGCTTTGTAAAAACCAAATATCAAGCTATTTATAACAAAAGGATTGTCAACCCAAGCTGTTGTAAAAGCACCAGACATATTGATTGGTATTTCACTGCCAAGATTGTATGAAGAAAGGGGGGCACCAACTTGATAGGTGTTGTTAGCATTTCTGTTCCACACAGTGTACATATTAATAGTACTTGATTTGAAATATCTACTTGCTGGCCCACCAATAACGATCTTTTGAGTAGCCACATCCTGTAGCTCTCTTCCTACGTCAGCAGACATTAGAGTGTTTGGAGTACTGTTTTTAGCGTTTTCAACAAATTCAAAAACAGCATTTGGCGTTGGAGGCTCTCTGCGATCACAAACTCTTACTTTCATTATTGGGTTATTGAGTACACCACCACCATTATAATCTGCAAGATCATCGTCAGTAGTAAGCTGCACAAAATAATCAACCTGTATAGAACTTGAAATGTCACCCAATATACCATTTAATGTTTGTACTGGCCCCTTGGTTCTAAGGTGTGGGGCGGTTTCATTTGTAGCGTCATACAACTCTTGCAAGTCGATAATGTATTCACTCTCACCAAAAAAAGCTTTTGCTCCAAAAGTAAAGTTGCCCGTAGAAAGTCTTTGTATTTGTTCCAGCAAAGAAAGCGAGGGAAATCCAGCACTGTTAACATCCGAGTTTCCAAAGTGTGCGATGTTTTCGCTAGGGGGAACATTTTGATAATTTTCTAATTGACCAAAAGGATTATAGACGTTTCTAACTTGCGTAGTCAGAACAGCAGCATCGTAAGGATTAAACCTATCGAATCTACCAAATATAGTACCTTGCATTTCATCCATGATAACCTGAACTCCATCGAGTAACTTGGTTGGAGACTCAAGGACAATATCGTAAGTCCTACCTGAAGTTGACTGCTTGTAGGTATATCTTTGAAATACGCCGCCAAAGTAAAAACCGTAATACTTTAAGTAGCAAGCGGTTCCTACTTCTGGAAGGTCAATATTAATTCCGTTTGGTGGGTCTTCTACTAAAGTCAACTGGCACGTTCCACCTTGACCACCCCAACCAATCGAAGTACTTATACTTGCTATGTAAGCACCAAACATCATAGGGGTTCTGCCCGAAGGTGGACTAGGTTGACCAAATGTATTACTATCGTCACCCCCGTCATCACCGCCGTCATCAGTAGGATCGAAAACTAAAACAATGTTTCCATCGCCGTCTAATACGTTTCCGTCCTGATCTGTATCTGGAGGCTTGTTATCTGAACCTCCCCCTGAAATTCCCATTATATATACACCCATCCTATACTAAGATTAAAAGTACCAGCTTTTGGATTCCAAGTTTCCGACCTAGACTCCTGATAGACATTGCCCGTAGTTGCGGTTGGCTTGTGGCTATTAGCCAAGTCTTCTAGCTCTTGAGCGTCATCCCCTTTGCTTGGCTTCGTGGTTCTAAAAGCTTTTTCCATAGTTAAATCAATTGATACGCTAACTTTTCTCTCCTGTGTTGTTCCTATATCTTGAATGATTGGGCCGTCAGCCTTGTCAAGTATAGCCAAAATAGCCACAACTTGATTTGTGCCATACTCATTTTCATAAGTTACATTTATGTCTTCTCGAACAGCATTTGGAAATTCAACCACTAAGTCATCAAAAGTCACACTCCATGTTATAGTCCCAGTAACTTTATTATGCCCAATAGTTTTGTTAATTTCTATAGTTCTTAGAGTTCCACCAATTCCAGAAGTACTGTAGATACTATTAGCAAGCGTGTAAGCCTTACCTAACACGGCAGATAAAGCGTCTACGGCGTTTGCGTACTTACCTTCTGTTGTTGTTATAGGCAAAACACTCGTTGAAACATCTTCTAGTCCTTGAATTGTTCCGTTAACTGTAACTGAGGCCGCTGGTGCCTCTTGCGAGTTTTCTATGCTAACGTCTACCTCGTGCGTAACAGCTTGAGTTTTTTCAGAAATCAGCCAAGTTTCTGTGACACTGTAAGAGCCGCCAGCAACATCTGAAGAAAAAGTTCTTATGAGATTATAACCTTTAAAATCGCCCAAGTTCATAAGTGAATTATCATCACCCATTTTTAAGGGATTAAATGTGGTATCTGGTCTCGTAGCACTCGTAGCATTGTTTACACCTGATGCAATATCTGATGAAACATCCTTGCACATTCTTGATTTAACCCAATCCTGAGCGGACTTCCAAGCAGTTGTAGTCGCGGAAGCACCGAAAACTTTGATGCCCACTGCGTTCAAGCTATGAGTTAAAGTAAAAGTCTTGTACGGGGTGTCTGAGACATCGTTATTCTTAAAAGAAAAGACACCCTCATTTGCTGTTAATTCCCAACTTTCTTCGGCTGAAGAAACATTTAGCACGTCCGTGTCAGCATCAGCAGAACCAGTTTGACTGTTTGCGTTACTTGAGTTTAAATAAGCCTCAAAAGACAATGAGTATTCTAAGTTTTGCACGCCTAGAGACTCTTCTGTTTGCTCAGGCATTTCCACGGACAGCAATCTAGCATCTGAGAATATTAATTTATTGTTTTGACCACCGTAAGATGCTATTGTCAGCTTACCATTTCCTTGCTGTGCAGCTTCTTGCAAGTTAAGATTTGAGACGATGATCGCCTCTCCTTGAATTGCGTTTTGTCTTTCACCTTTTACTGTTGCGTCTTGGGCGGTGTTCGACTTGATGGTTGCCGTACCAGTAACGGTAATACTGTATTTAGAACGCAAGTAGGTTCCATCGCCAGATGATAAGTCTTCTCTGCTAATAGAATATCTAGGAAACGGCCCAGTAACACCCGTCTTGTTGCCGCTAAAAGCAGTGCTATCTTTAACGCCACCAATTATAATATCTGGTGCGTTATCGTAATATGGCTGAAATATAATACCCATTTTTTACTCCGAATACCCTTCCGTAAATATAGACGTTAAACCATTTGAAGGCGACTTAACAAACAAACTGACACCAGAATTACTTAAATAAGCACCATCAACAGCCAAAGGAGTAACTCCACTTGCATCCTGACTTTTTATAAACAATGGAATGTTTGCATTGTCTGGTTTTTCAATATACAAAGGCACCCCAGAGTTGGCACTGGCTTGATTTTCAATAAACAATGAAGCTAAAGCATCTTGAGGTGAATACACATTTCCAGCGTTTCCACCGCTAATTGCTACATTTATATTGCCAGAACCAAAAAATATCCCGTCTGAAGGGACAGGATCAGTTACAGCACATAAAGTCATTTCATTGGACGGAGTTCCAATTAGGGGAGACATTACAGTTAAAGTTGCCCCACTAGCGAATTGTTCATTTCCACCACCAGATATATGTACTGTCGTGGGAAACTCAAACAAGGTGGCATTTGGGTCACTAGGTTCTTGTATTACCGAAATAAATAATGGTATCGCTCCAGCTTGATCAATATCTTGACCAACTTGCAAAGTTCCAAATATTGCCTCTGGGCCTTGAATAAACAAAGTGCCACTATTATTTACTGGTATTGGGCCGTTCAAGAATAGCCTAGCCGCTATAGCTGGTGGGCCAGTCATAGACAGTGACATGGAACTCTGCCTAGAGCTTAAAAATGATACAGCCTCGGGAAATAAAACCAATCTATTATCCTCCTGCGTTAAATGTGTTTGCCGAAGCGTCTATTTGTGCCTGAATCTGGTTTGCGATCATTGGTAAAAGACCGTCACTAACAG